ATGAAGATACAGTGTTTTTCTTGGGTGGGGACAAGATTACGCCTATTGGTACAGAGTTGTACCACGTTGGCTCTCTTCTTGGGTTGCAGGGCGCTAACTCTATGACCCGTGGAATCATGTCCAAGGTGGGCAGAGTGCTTAGCCTTGGCACTGGTGATGGCGTTGTGTTCGATCAAACAACAGTAACGGCGTTTCCGGGTTCCAGCGGTGGCGGCGTGTTCTTGTCTGAACGCGGCGACAACGAGAACAGCGGCAAGTATGTAGGTATGCTCGTAAGAGGCGCTGGCGAAGGATTTAATTTTATAGTACCCGTGAGACGTATGCACGAGTGGGCAGTAAAAAATGATGTTTTGTGGGCTTTGGATGCAAGCGAAGATGTCCCAAAATTAATTGACATACTCTCACTTCCTGTTGAAGGAGAAGCAGATAAATCAGATAAAAATGACGAGGGAAAAAGTTCGGATACTGAACTAGACGAATTTCCGTTTCTTATTAGAATTACTAAGTAGCAATTTAAGGAGACAGTAAAATGTCGAAACTTTTAGATTTACTTAAAAGAAAACCTTTAGTAGCTGTTGTCATTGCGGTTGGTGTATATTTCCTTGGTATGTCCAGAGGATGGTGGGCAAGCATTTTTTAAAGGCAATTTAAATATACAACCCCAAAGCGAAAGCCCCAATCCACTAGGAAAGGGGCTTTCTTTTTTGCACAAACTATAGATTGCCTACTCGTTCTTTTCAGTCTTGGGGTTCCATTTGACCCACCCAGAATCGGGGAGCCAGCTTCCGTCGCTATCCTTACGCCTCGGAAATAGACCACCGCCTTTCTTGTTTGCACCAAACGAGAGCCTTGCTCCACAGTTTGCACACCTCAGCTCAAAATACTGATTGTCTTCTACTGTTCTCATTACAAACTTGATATCTTCGCTTTCGCATTTTCCACAGGCGTTCTGCTCAAAAACCTCTTGGAACCTGCTTATCTGCTCAAAGATGTCCCTATGAGAATCACCTTCAATCTCCGCACTGATGTTGCCATTTTGTGTAGTATAAATTACTTTCATTAGCTTCGCCACTCCTCTGCATAACCTAAAACATTTTCTGGAATAGTATCTTTATCGCGTTGGTATTCATTTAGCGTGTCAATAATATCGCTGGCTACCTTCTTAGACACCTTACGATTATTATCAGCTTTGAATACATCCTTAAACAATTTTTCACCATTGACGTTTAGCTGTCGGCACTTTACATCAATAAAGTTGTATTGTGCTTCTGACATGCGGCCCTGATCGTCGTAGCCACCGTCTGAGGTGTCCTTCTTATTAGAAAGGTCACGAACAATCTGCGCCGTGTCCTTCTTTGTCATTTCTTCAGCCGCGACTGCCTTGATACGCAAAGCTTTTCGCAAAGCCCTACCTTCAGCCCGCGTGCTTGCAGTTGCAACGGCATAAGCACAGAACATATCGTCTGTGTTTCCTTCCCAGCAGTCTGCAACCTCAGAATATCTCACGCCATTTTCAAACTCAACAGTAAACACTACAGTGGCACGACCGTGATGATCGTCTCTCTGTGGTGGGAAAACTTGAGTAGGCCCGCTAAACACAACTGGGCCAATAATAATTTCCGCCACGCGCCTGAGACCAGCAACCAGCGGATTGCCGTCGTACAATTCATTGTCAGCGAACAACCCCATCACATAGTCGCTCCATTCTGGATCAGTGATTGAGGGCGTGTCCGATTCTATGATATCCGTAACGGACGTATCTACGTCTTGCGGCGATTCAAGTTCAACGGTTTCAAACATATCTTGTTCTTCATGGTTATTCATAATGTAATTTCAATATACCTTTTCGATTCAATGGGAAATTTCTTGTCAATGCTTTCTAATTGTTCAACAATGTCTTTAAAAAGATTCTCCTTACTATTAAGTGACAAAAAGTCAGACAAGTTCTTCACGCGGATTATAATAAAACCCTTACTGAGAATCAAACCAGTTTTCTGGCTGTCAGACTTTACTTGTTTGTTCAGCTTTTCTTCCCCCCAAATTGGAAGAAAATGAGAAGGCCCGTCTATCTCTATAATAGTCTTATGGGATGGAATATACAAATCTATTTCCATATTTTGATTGGGAATCAGATTTTTTTTATGGAATTCCACTGAATACCCTGCTGAAGATAGCGATTCCAAAATAAATTTTTCAAGCTTTGACCCTTCCTTGCCAGCTTTTTGTATGGCCTTAATAGCCATGCTGCAAATCCTGTCTCTTTCTTCGTCTGGCATACTATACCAACGATCTCTGGCGTCCTCGCACCTTTTGTTATATTCACCATCGCCCATTTTAGCCCAATAATTCTCAACGGACGAGCCAATCTTGAGCCTTTCTTCTTTAGTCCTAGTCTTTCCTACGGTTGGGTGCTTTGCCCTACCACTAACAAGCGCGTTCTTTTGCGCCTGACTACGGCTCTTTAGCGCCACTCCGTTCTTGGATAATATCCGCCTAATCTTGTTTGGATACGTGCTAAATCGCTCTGCTATCTGATACGTGCTGCTTCCCTCTTCATATAAATCAACTACTGTCTTCTCGTTCATTTTATCACCTTTATGATGTCTTTAATATTAAAGTTGTTCACGATGCCCAACGGCTTTTTGGCGGTTAGCCTAGTTAGCTCTTTTGCCGTCTCCTCGTTGGTACATATGGTTTTCACATTTGGGTTGTTTACAATGTGTATCAATCCCATTACGTCTTGTGCCTTTTCCCATCCAAAATAAAACAGCAACCTAAACTTGTTTACAGTACTGATGGCTTTCATTGTGGACTGTACATCTGTGGTTATCAGGTCGCCTGAAAAGTTCCATATGTCTGTAGAGTTAAATGCCCCAAAATTATACTTAAGACTATTCGGCCCCACGACATCATAGAACAAAGAAGCGTCGGACAGAAGCCCTTCGCTGATTCCCTCGTTTAGGTTCTTTGCTATATTTGTTGTCTGTTCGTTTTCACTGTTCTGAATTACATAAACACCTAAATTCATTCTTCTTCCCCCTTCTTGAGATTGTAAAACTCAATTGTCTGTTCTAGCCCTTGGTCAAGATTCGTTAAAGCTTCAAACCCAAGAAGATCCTTGGCTCTCGTTACATCTAAACATCTTCTGGGCTGACCGTCCGGCTTAGATGTGTCATAAAGAATTTCTCCGTCATACCCTAGTATGCTGCAAATTTTTTCTACAAGCTCTGATATTTTGATCTCCTTGCCCGTCCCGATATTGATTGGCTCAGGCCCGACCTCAACATCTATTGCTTGCCCCACCGCTTCAGCAAAGTCGCCAACAAAAAGAAATTCCCTTGAGGCTTCACCCGTTCCCCACACCTTTATCGACTCATCGCCGTTCTTCTTGGCTTGGTCAATCTTTGTGATGAGGGCGGGTATGACATGGCTGTCTGTTAGATTGAAATGATCGTGTGGGCCGTACATATTTACGGGGATTAGATTAACTCCGGGAAAGTTGTACTGCTTGTGGTATGCAGAAATCATTTCCATTAGCGCCTTTTTCGCTATTCCATAAGGGGCGTTTGTTTCCTCTGGATACCCATTCCATATTTCGCTCTCACTAAAGGGAACCGGCGTTAGCTTGGGATATGAACATACTGTTCCTAGCATGATAAATTTATCCACGCCTACTTGACGGGCGTGTTCAATCATGTTCAATCCCATTAACATATTGTCATAGAAGAACCTGCCGGGATTCCTGCCGTTGGCCCCAATGCCGCCAACCTTGCCTGCGGTGTGGACGATAACATCACAATGGCTGTTTTCGATAGTTTTCCTGCACACAAGTTCCGATCTTAGGTCTATGCTATGAGCGGGGATGATGTTGAATCTGCTCTTTAGTCTCATGTAAACGTTGGAGCCTACAAATCCATTTGCCCCAGTCAGTAGTACTCTTTTCATGTTTGTAGTTCCTTTTCTCAAGAAGTTAATTGTGTTCTATTTGTATTCATTAATTACCTCGCATACGATATCTACCTCAGGCCCCATAAATGGATGAATAGGAAGGCTGACCATTTCGTTGCTATACTGAAGGGCTCTGTAATTTGGCCCCGACAGCTTGTTGGAATCTTCGCCAACTCTAATCAAGTGTCTGTACATTGGCGTTTCCTCTATGCACCTTGGATAGTGGACGCCCCATTGAACCCCATTTTTATCGAGATATTCAGTAAACCGCTTTCTGTTGTCAGCCTTGACTGGATACACATAATGAACTGGTTCGCACCACTTTGGCGTAGAGGGAAGGACTATGTTTTTGTTTTTGATTTTTGCCTCGTACTGGTTAGCTACCTGCCTGCGCTCCTCATTCCACAAATCAATATAATTCATTTTTTCTTTTAATATGACGGCCTGAATAGTGTCTAGCCTATGATTTCCTCCACAAATATTATGTTCATTCTTTTTCCGCGAGCCTAGGTTTCGTAGCGATTGAAGGATGATGTAGGCTCTTCTGTCGTCTGTGGTTATCACTCCAGCGTCACCTGCTGCGCCAAGATTTTTCCCCGGACACAGGGAGAAGGCGGCAACGTCCCCAAAGCTTCCAACGGGCCTCCCTTTCCATTTGGCCCCATGAGCCTGAGACGCATCCTCTAATATGGCGCAGTCAAACCTGTCTGCCAGTTCGCAGATTTTTCCCATGTCGCATGTATACCCATATAGATGCACAGGAACAATAACAACATAGTCATAGTCCTTTCTTTCTGTTGCCAAGAGCCATTCTAATTGGATGGTGTCTATTTGGTGATATTCATTGCAGTCTATTAATCTATAGTCTGCATTTGGGGCCGCTTGTTCAATTCCCATAATGGTTGCAATGAACGCGTTGGCCGGTATAACAAACAAAGTTTTGCTGCCCTGAATTGCGAGGGACTGAGCGGCCAGCTTTAGTGCGTCAGTTCCGTTTGATACACCGACTGCGTATTTGCATCCAACATAGCTTGCAAACATTTCTTCAAACTCGCTTACGGCGTCACCAAGTATAAAATCGGATTTTTCAAATAGACCATTAATTGCGGGTAAGCACTTGCCTTTAATGACTTGCCACTGGGCGTTTAAATTATTGAACTTAACTGTCATTTTCAATTATCCTCCGTTTTAAACTTCTCAATCAAACTTTTATGATAGTCTATATGTAGAAATTTGCCAGACTTTTCAAAGTCGTGGTGTAAGTTAAGAATTTTTCCAAATTTGTCTGCGTTTAGATTGTCCCAAGATTCAATAAATATTCCCGGTATTTCATGGAAACCAAAAAGCTTTTCTATGATATTTCTTTTGTTTATCGGCACAGTGTCTACTAGAAGGGCATCATAGTTCCTGTGAATATCGTGGCCTGAGCCCTCCAAGCCAATGACAAACTTATACCTATCCACGAGCTTTATGTATTCTTCCCAAGTAAGCTTGTTTTCTTGCGTGTCCACAAAATGCAGGCTGGCGATCTTTTCAAATAACTCTCGCCTGCTTATGTTTGTCCCAAAGTTATGGTGTGGCAAGAGTATTCTGTCCTTTTTTTCTTCAAATGGAATCCTCTCAAGTCTCCTACGATGTATAATTTTTTGATCACCGCCTTCACGTTCTTTTTCCTCAAAACCAATTGGCAGGGGAACAACCTTGCTCGGAAGCTTGCCTTCTAAGACAGGCGGGTTTGTGCAAAACCAATTCTCTACTAGATCATTTTCAAGTATTGGGCGAATGGAGGCACCGTCACCCACGGGCAAAGATGAAATCCCGGATATAAGAGTAAATCGACTCTTAATCTTTGGCAATATCTCTCCTTGAAACAGTCCGTTGTATATAAAATCTGACTTTACAAAAACAGTTTCATTGTCCAAAACGCGGTCTGGGACTAATATTTTGTCGTGTAGCCTGCTTACTCCACAGTGTGTGTACGCAGACTCTTCGCAATCTAAGCAGTGGTCTGCTATTGTTGGAAACCAGTTGTAGCAAATGTAGCGCATCTAATAAGTCCTTATGTCTATGCTCTTTTCTATATCCAATGGGGTTAGCAAAGAATCGTCGAACTCCTTCATTGTAACATTATCCAGTCTTCCCTGTAGGAGGGGTTAAGACTGTTCTCTCTTGCATAGCGATGCATGTATTTATCGCAACTTACTTCCACTCTATCTATCATAAGAGCAAAGGAGCTGTCTATACAATGAATTTCATCCGCCTTCTGTATTAATGGTATATAATCAAATATCTTTTCTGCTCTGACTGAAGGTCTAACTATCTTAAGGTGTGGGCTTATTCTATTCGTATCTATTTCAAAACCCCTTTCTCTGTCATCATGCACAAAGCAAAAGGGTTCATATTTACCGACGAGGGGGTCGAGGGAGATCAGTTCCATTACTTTGCTATTGGCCTTTTGTTCAACAAGACTATCAAGCTTGACTTCATAGCTAACTTCAAAATCCATCTCAGCCTGTTCGTAAAAGTATCTATCAAAAGTTGTTTCACTTGCGGGAAACTTTTCCCAATTATTATTATAAAAACCCACACTAATTATATCTGTATTTTCTATCTGTGGGTATATTTGATGCACATCGGCGTCTCCCGCTACGGGCGTGATATCCACGTTGGAGTCGCACATATATCTAACCGACCCTAGGTTATGATTCTTGCAAAAAATCAAAACACGCTTGTATTGACTAGCGAGCCTATTTACAATACCCTGTTGTATAATATGGTCTCCTAGACCAAGATGGCCCAGAAATATAACGCGGTCTTTCATCGCTCCTCCGAAAGTTTCTTTATTATATTCGTAGTAGAATAGTCATCTATTTTGTCAAAAAACACCACTTCCGAATATTGAGAGCCTATTACTCTTTTATCTCTGTAGTCAGAACCAATAATCATTTGGTCTGAATGTGTTTCAATCAATTTTTCCAGTTCTGCGTCGGAGTCGAAAACTACTACATTATCAACCCATCTAATACCTGATAGCATTTCTCTTCTAAAAAATTCGTTGTTTATGGGTCTTTTTGTTCCCTTCAGTTGCCTTACCCTACGGTCGGAATCTATTCCTACGGTCAAATAGTCTCCGCAGGATTTTGCATATTCCAAAAGCCTAAGATGCCCCAAGTGCAAAACATCAAAGCATCCATTAGTCCATATCTTTTTCATAGACGCATGTTCCCCTTCGCTGGATTACCTTGATACAGCAATTCTGTGCCGATATTATAGAATCACTAACACTGAACCCACAGGCTACACTATAAGAAAACACAGCAGTAAAAACATCGCCAGCGCCAGACACATCAAAGGTTTGCAGGGTTTTTACCGGTTTATATTTTTCATCAAGAAACCTTACTCCCTCTCCGCCCATTGTGATAACGGTTTTCCGCTTGTTGGAGGGGTGGCTTAGTATCTCTTTATTCTTGTTATATTCATTTTTATTGAGTTTGACAAAATCAAATGAGTCTATAATCTTTTGGCTAATAGGTCTTTTGCTGTCCAAAACTGAGATGTGATCACTTGCTCGCCCTATCTTAGTTAAGTCCTCATCATGTAGAAAGCCCTTGCAGTAGTCCGATGCGACTATTAGGTCATATTGATTATCACATATTTCGTCAATATTTTGTTTCGATATCCTTTCTGTCCTGTCGCGGGTGTCTACCCTCAATAACAACTGGTTAGTCTTTCTATCGACGAATCTGGTTTTTATGATTTCTATGGGGTTGTTAGATATTAGCTCAGTATCAGAACAAAACACAAGCATGTTCTGGTATGTGTTTGCGGCCATTCCTAGAGTTTTGGTTCTCTCTAATTCATTAAGTATCGGAACCGGGCCCTCTGGGCACAGCCTAACACAATCGCCATACACATACTCATCGGTACACGCATCTCCAACTACTAATATCTTCATTACAGCTCCAGACACATGTAATCTAAGTTAAAAAATCTCATAGTATCATTAAGTACTCTGGGTGTAGTCTACTGCACGTTCCGTCGAATTGCTCACCTATAAATATTGGGACATGGCTATCGACATCAAAATTTCTTGGCGTTGGAAATGGCAGGGAAGCACATTCTTGATACTTGGATACATTAGTCCTCCACCTGCCTTCGTAGTCGTCGTGGACAATTACGTTGTCCTTTATTAAGGGGTATATCTTTAAGGCCAACAAGTCCTGATCTTCTCCGTATCTTTCATTTCCGTATCTTTCATTCAAGTCCTGATCTTCAGACTCTGTGTCTCTCAGGTGCTGATATATGATGTCTCTCATTTGAGGTATGGTTCCTCTTTTTGCCCCCCACATGCCTCCCATTATGGGCATGTCATGGTATGGGTGATCCCTCATTATGTGGAACCCCTTGTCACTGGATAGCCATTCATCGACTGCGGCCTTCTCCCTAGGACTAAGCCTGCTGTCGGTGTCTCTGGACACTATGACATCCACATTTTCCTCAGAAGCTGGGTAAAACCTCCAGAACATTGATCTGTTATTTGCCTCGTAATCCATTAGCTTTATTTCAGTATTATCTATGCCTGATAGTTCTGTGATTATATATTTTGGGACGGATGGGGCTAGATAGAACCTCGAAACCCAACCCGGAAAAATTTCATTGGCTAATCTAGCGTTGTAGACTGCGCCGTGTGTATACATGGGATTGTCACCCCACGCCACGAAAGAAATAACTTTCTTCATCATTACCCCTGATGCCAACTGCTGCCGTGCATATTGCTGCTGTTTAGCTCACCTCTAACGAGAGGGTCAATTCTATAGTCGTTTATAATCTCTACCATTTCTGGGTATTCCATTGTGTTCCACATTCCCTTTACTATAGCCGTCAGGACATAAGGAAAGACATTTGAATCTCTATGTAAAAGCCCTCTTTGCGGCTCACCGTCGTAGTGATATAGACCCTTGGTGCCAACGTTGTTCATTGCGTCAGTCCAGTCGTCACCTTCTCCAAATTTGTATCGGTTACATCTTTCATATAGATTGATTAGGTCTGATTTTCTCCAAATGGTAGGCTGCATAGAGTAAGATATTTTGGCGGTAAGTTTTTTACTCGGGTCTTGAGTCCAGAACAAAGTGTCTGAATAGGGTATTTCACTTACATTGCTGTTGGTGTAAGTATCTATGCACCTTAGTTCCTCCATCTGGCTTTTGCTAACGCCCGTCTCTGTAACAAACTTTCGGTACTCGTCCATAGCACGCCAAGTCGGTGTAATTTTACATAGTTGACGCCAGCGCTCCACTATGGCCTCTGGCATAAACAGCCCTATATCAAAAAAGGGCTGCTTGCATAACCTAACGAAGGAAACCTCTCTATCGGACTCAAGCACATCAATATAAGACGCTATAGCACTCCTATCAATATCCTTATAAAGATAGAAGTCTTCCTGCATATATATTATATAGTCTTCCTTTGTTTTCAATAGGCAGTTTATATATTCTTGGCAATAGTTTGCGTTGTCGTTGTATTCTAGCTGGCAGAAGTCGCTTTCCTCGTTAAGGGAGAAAGGTATATCAGCATTTACCTTGTTCACAATCACCGTGTGCTTTAGTTCGGGACTATGCTTTTCCAGTAGGCCGAAGTAAGGCCTCCAGACATCTGCCGCGTTCGTGTGCGTGTATGTAAAATACCTAAGCTCGTCAAGATTGCTCATACAGCCATATACCTTTATGCTTTGCAAACTGTGAGTCCTGATCGTAATAATCTCTATTATACTTTTGTAGGCCCAAGTAAGGGTTCAGCGTAGAGCCAACGTCTAGATATGTGTTGTCTTCACTAAGCTCGGTAAGTTCGTGGCAGAGTACGTTTCCTATTGGGCCGCAAGCAAAGAGGAATATGTGGTCTTTTATTTCATTGTCTACAACAAAACTTTTAGTCTCTTCCACCAAGCCAAATCCTTCTTTCCAAGCCCTGTCTTCCACTGTAAACATCTTTACGACATCGAACGGAGCATCCTTGGTGCTGGCCGCGCTGTTGCAGAATAGAACTACAGGCTTTTCAGAGAACAATGGAACTATCTCGTCAACGTATTGCCTGTAATTTGCATTTACAAATATGTCTGCCCAAGTGATCATCTCTTCGTCTTGGAGGGAGTTGTGTTTCATTTCCAAAAATGTTTGTGCCCCCCAGATCGCTGGCCCCGCTATTCCTATAAAATATCTTGGGTTTTTGTATTGAAAAGCTTTTATAAGCCTAACTCTCATTTCGGCGTCATTGGGTTCGTTTGGGTCAAAAGTCCACTCATTATGTTGCACTTCTGGCATTGGCTTGTTGGTCATAATCGCCCACTCACCATCGCAAAACTTTGAGAAGCTAATTTTCTCACCAACCCGAAGGGCTTCTATGATACTTTCTAGGTCTTTTTGAAATTCCTTGTCTCTATCTGTATCAAACTTCATTTTCTTCCCTCACAAGTTTATAACCACTGTCTCTCATAAAATTCCAATAGCGATGCATCCCCATATTGGCCTCTGACCCCCAAGAGATAGCGTGTTCATCTTCTCCGTATTTAATCCCCGTGTCTGGCATGGAACCCCACATTTCCTTGTCGTCTTTAGGATGTGGCGGCACATAGCTGTGCAGGCCAAGGTGTCTCTTTACCGAAAATGATAAGTGCATATCTTCTCCAAAGTTCATTGGTATAACATCAGGCATGTCTGACCAGAAGGCCTTGAGCCATTCCTTTTCAAAAAACCAACAATGGCAAAGCATGTCAACCCTTACCGTTTCCTCGTTTGGCCCGCCCCAGCCTACGGCTTCATAGCCGCACGCTGGATACTTCCGGTCGTCTTCTGGGTTCATAATCAATCCACGAGTGCCTAGTGGCCCCCTGTGGGTCTGCATTGTTGTTACACAGTTCTCCAGCCACTTTCTTCCCGGTATTGTGTCGTCGTCTATGATGCACACATATTTGGTTCTGGCGTTTAGTGCCAATGCAAACCTCCCCCAGACCCCATAGTTGCTATTAGAAATAGTTGATTCGCAAGCGTCAACCACTTCCTTTGGAAAATCTGGAACACCGTCTGGCGTGTTAGCCCAAAACATTATTGTGGCATCGTCTATGGTTTGGTTCTTGATGGCTTCGTACTGCTCCTTGAGGGAGTACGGCCGCTTGTAACCATTAAGAATTACTGTTATCATTAGTTAATTCCTTTATCATTTTTCCTATTCTGGATTCTACTTCGCTGTTCTTTAACAATGAAGCGAGTCTCTTTGTTCTATTCAAGCAAGTGTTTCTCTCTCTTATCCTCTTGGTTACATCGCTAGTCTTTGTTCCATACTCAAACGCTCCTGTTGATCCAAGTAGCTTATTAAGTACCGGTAACACCTTGTGCTGATGTGACTCATATTTTGTTTGATAGTATACACTTTTGCATCGGGCGGCTGCCTCAAAGAAGACCTGTGGTACGACTGGCCCATCCTCCGAAATAATTATGTTGTCGTATTTTTCCAAAAGTGAAACCAAGTTTACTATAGGAGCAGTAATATCCAGAGCTTCTGTCAGGTCGGCGTTTGTCGATATAAAATGGTAGCTCTCGAAATCTTTATATATATCCTTTAGCCTTGACTTTGAATCATAGTTAGAGACAATACCAAGGTCTATATTAAACTCCGGCAGGGGCGTTGTTGCTATGTTCAGGAAAATGTCGGCTCCGGGCATGATGCTTGCCAACTTTATATTTTTTTGCTTTAGTCTTTGCAGGGCTGCTGGTTCATTAGTGTATACGAAAGGAATATTAATTTGCTCGGATAGCCCTTCCAGCATGTCAACATGCTCTTGTTGCGCTCCGGTCATGTTGATGACGCAGTTTATGTTTGGGGCTTGGCCTAGATACTTCAAGGCGTCGTTAGTGAGATGGGCGTATTTGACTATGAATATATCGGGGGAAAACTTATCAAACGCATCAAACGCGCTCATAGAGTTTGTGGGCCATAACCCTGCGTGTACGCCCGCAGATTGCAACGCTTGGCAAAAGTACATCGCCTCGGTGCTATCAGGACTTGAATAATTTTGTATTAGTACGCGCATAAATTTTACTAACCTCGTGATAAGTTTTAATGTTGCTTATTTTAGTTATTGGCCTGTTGGGGTTTTCTATTGACTCTAATCTGAACCTTGTTTTTGAGAGATCATTCAAGGCTTCAAATATGAATTTATTTTTGTAGTCCGGCGCGGATATGATTTTCCTGACAGCCTCTATTACGTCTCGATTATTCAAGAAAAGTATTTCCGCCCACTTGTTTCCTATGCCATAACAAAAGTTCTCCGTCCTGCCGTTTTGGTCAACGATAACCCCCACATCAAAGCTTGGGTTGTCAAATTTCTCATAGACAACAAAAGACCTAGTTTCATCTACTAGGCCGAGTATGTTATCGTTCAGTATTATCTCCCCGTTGCACACCAAGATTTTATCGTTTACTATATTGTTGAGAGAAAGCCGCAAGCTCTCGCAGCAATTTGAATGCTCATATAGTTGGTTTTCAACGAATCTTACACCAACGCCCTTGTAGTTATCTCTTAGGTGCTTTACTATTTTATCTGATTCAAATCCGCCGCAAATAATAACTTCAAAATCCTTGAACACCCTAGCTATGCTTGCCATTTGCAGATCAATAAGCCTTATCTGGCCCAGCTTGGCTAGTGAGGTTGGGCCGTAGGACTTCATTCTGTGTCCGGCGTTTGCACACAAAAGCACAATAGTCATGGTATAGTCCGGTATCTCCCTATTGCTGCTTCTTGGGGATGTTATAAATCTTTTTCTCATAGCCCTATGTATAAATCGTCCCCAGATAGCTCTTGTGATATGCCAAGTTCGGTTTCATCATAATTTGCACCGTATTCATAATATCTAGAGCTAATTGACCTGAACAAAACGAAGTTTGCTTCGGGGGATTCAAAAAAGATAGGTCTTCTCGCTCTGCTACCAACAATTGACTCAATTTCTCTCAATCTATTCTTATTTAATTCATTTCCCACCTTAATTTTTGTAACATAATTGGCATACTTCAGGCTTTTGAATGTTTCTTTCTCTTCAAATTCGCTGCTTGCGTATACTGTAATGTTTGATTTAACGCCCTCTTTGTCAAGAATTGATATCTGGTCTTTTACGATATCTTTCTCGTCGTTGTTTATGTTGTATTTATGAGAAATGGACAACTTGAAATCTTCTTTTCTGTAGTCCACGTAGCATATTGAGCGTATTGTCTTGGAGATTTCTTCGGAGTTTTGTTCTATGCCTGTTAGGGGCAGGGCAATGCCAAAAGTTACCACTGTAGCGTGTTCCCGCGCCTCTTCAAGCGTGCAATTTAAATCTGCCGGAACCATATATGGGCAAATCGTTTTGATGACATAGAATTCACTTTCGTTGTCATATGCTTCTATTATGTTTTCTTTTCCGAATCTTTTTATCTGATCGGCCCGGCATCCAGTTTGTGTCTTTTCGTCATAGACCGCAAATTTACACCCCTTGCAGCTAGTATACAGAAACTCATCTAACGGCTTCAATTTCATATCTGAACCCTTCATACGCGGTGGACTTGATGGTCAAGCCTAGGCTCTTTAGTATTGTTACGGTGAGGTTGAGGTCTACGCAAGATTGTGACGCGGACATTAGCTTGCTAGCATCGCCTACCTTAATATCGCCCCTTACCACAGCCCTAGAAACAAGCCTGATGTCTGTTCCCCCCGTAATCAAGGTTGCTCCTAGTCTCATTTTGCTAACAAATATAGAGAGTGCCCCTGTGATGCTTTCAGTGGGGATTTCGTCCACTATATCGGAGGCTAGTATAAATGAACACTCATTATCTGATACGCCAGACATGTCAATCCCATCTTCCGAAACTTCTACTTTATCGTATCCTTTAATCGTTTCGCTGCCCTTAGGCACTACATGTATTTTTTTCATTTGGAAACCTCATATGCTTTATCGAAAATATTATTCCAATTATTTAAAAAGTTTTCTTCGCTGAACTTTTTTACTATAGTCTTTCTGGCTTCTTCTCCTAGCCTAGCGCGTAGCTCTTTATCCTCAAGAAGCTGGTCTATATAGCCCCTTAGTTCGTCCTCGTCGTTTGACATCATGCCGTTTACGCCATGCTCAATGACTTCTGGTATCATGCAGGTCGCCGTACTAACAACGGCACAGCCGCACGCCATAGCCTCTAGGAGAACGCTTGGAATGGGGCTAAATGTTGATGTGTTTAGGAATACCTGAGCTTTATTATACTCTTCTACCAACGCCTGAATAGAGGGAGCGGGGCTGCCCAGATCATCATTTTCACCTACCACAACGGCGTTCAAGCCTTCTGTTATTCTGAGCCAGCCGCTATAGTTGCAGCAGTAGTCCCTGTTCTTATAATCGTTTACAACGCTAAGTACGTGAGGCTGCTGCTCAATGGAGATGGGTTTGAAGGTCTCAGAGTCAACGCTGTGGTGAATTATATCTATATTGTCTGTGTTTAAACCCCAAACGCCCTTTGAGTATTCAGAGATGAAGACGTTTATGTCTCCTGTCATATTTTTGATTTCTTCTACCCATTCGTCTTTGAGGTTTGGTGTTGGAACCGTATGCTCTAAGGATATCAGCGGAAGGTCTAAGTTTTTATTTAACACCTGTGTTATCTGAAATTGACCAAACTTGCTATGAGATAACATCATGTCGAACTTAACACCTCTATATATAGTTTCCCTAGGAAGCACATAGTGGTTGTCTGGGAGTGGGGCAAAGTTCTCGTTCCAAGTTTTTATTCCTTCAGTCTCAAAGAGATAGAAATTGTGTCCCGTTTTGGCTAGCTGGCTTTGATATCTCTCGTGAGCTGCAAAGGTGAGGATATTATATTTTTCTGGTTTTTCGCCTTGTGCCTGAGCTATGTGTCTAATCACGAGCCTATTCGGGGCCATCTCTGGTAGTTTGACATTAAAAGTTTTAGCCATTGGTTAAAAACTCCTTTATCTTGTTTCCTATATTCTCGTAAGAAAACTTTTTGGCTTGCTCCAGTCCGGCGTTCCTGTCTATGCTTTTCCTTTGCTCGTAATAATGCCTCATAGCCCTCTTCGTTTTTATTTCATTGGGTTGGAACCAGTTTTCTTGTCCAGTAAATATCTCAGGGAAAGCTGCGTCTGGGCAATCGCAAACAGATAGCTGGCCGTCTACAAGGCATCCAGTTGACTCATTTTCACTGTCGATGAATTCTTTTGGCCCACCGAAGTTGCTGCATATCGGTGTATTGCCGTGGGCCATAGCGTCAAATGCAGGAATAGACCACCCCTCTCCCCGGCTTATGCCTAGAAAGCAGTCAGCATATTTATGTATCCCAGAAATTACGTCGCCACTAACTTCTTCAGCAATTATTATGTCGTCAACATAGTACTCTATATTTGAGAATATTCTTAGCCTCTTCTTTACCGAGTTTGAAATATTCTTAACATGATCTGCTAGCTCTTGAGGGGGAGCGCCATGTTTTTTGGTCTTTAGTATGAGAGATACGTTATCAGAAGCAGAAAATTCACTATGAAAGCATCTGAGTGTAGAGATAAGGTTTTTCCTCTCACTTAGATCGGCTATATAGTAGAACTTGAATTTCCCCTCTGCCTCCGGTATATTAATAACTTCTGTCTGTTTATTGTAGCTGTCTATATCTTTAGTGTGTGGGAGAACCTTTATTCCATTGGGGGTTATTAGATTGTCCAAAGATAGGGCTTGCCATAGGTCTGTGTTGGGAACCCACACTTCGTCCATCTGCTCCAGATGAACAAACCAAGGTTGGTGTTTGATTGTTGTGGTTTCTCCGGCAAAGTAAGCCACATTTTTCTTGAAGCTGCCTGTTCCCACTAGATGATGGGGGAGCAAATGCTGAATACAGTATTCCGCACCGTAGGTAGGCTTTTTTTCTAGTTCTAGTATCTTGTCTGGAACAGGGTACTCAACGCCGGTCAGGTTTACGTTTCTACAGACAACATCAATTCCAATCGAGTCCATAGCCAGCATATAATCAATTGCGGCCTGAGCCCACCCTGTTCCCTCTTTATAGTGTCCGAAATACAATACCTTCATTTATTAGTATCCTTTTTGGGGGCGTCATGTTTTTCTGCCGCCTCCATGACTTCTTCTTGTGTATAAAACGGCCCTAGTTTGACTTTAGCTTTGCCCTCAATATAATAACAGGCATACCACATATGATCCCTGCGGGTGTATCCCCAGTATGTACCCATTACTTTATTATTCCTCTTTCTTTCATAGAATCAATTCTTCTGGACTCCCAAAATATTTGCCTGTCGTTTAGCTCTTTGAAGTGGTCGTAGGCAATTTCTGGGGAGAATGGGTTTCTGGTGTTTTGGCCATCAAAGGCTGCTGAATTTTCATTAAAGTACATGCCGCCGGTTGATCCGGTAGCATTTCTGTATGTTAGGTCTCTTGTGAGTCTGGACTCAAAAAAGGAATTTACTAAGTCGGCCCTTCTTAATACATCAGTAATAAGCCATCTCGCAAGCATGGCTATGTTTGGAGTATTTTCTGAAAAGTCTGGCTTTGGAGCGGACTCAATTGTCATTGGTGGGGAGGCCCAAGTTTGCTCTACGGGTGCTATCTCAACGCTATCAAAATAATTTTCCCACTTTTTACCACTTAGGTGCCATTGATAGTATTTCATAAAACACTCTCTGGTTTCGGCCCCTTTTTTGGATCTATCGGCTTCACTAAGAGAAAAGAAGTTTTGGAACTCTTTTGCTGCTAGCTTATTGTCTGGAACGGCTCTATAGCAACCAGTCTCAAGCTCTTTATAGAGGGCTTTTGGTTTCAGGGGGACTCCCGATAGCTTCCTGACAACACTTTCCATTGCCGAATAGTCGGTAGACATGATTGGCACACCGCATGCGGCAGCCTCTACTTGCGGCAGGCCAAACCCTTCGGAGTTTGCGTACTGCACATAAAGATCAAACAAGTTGATTATGCTGGCAAGTTGCTCGTAGCTTGCTCCGTTCTTGACACTACAAAGCTGGGCGTTATACTGCTTTGTGAAAGGAGACTCCTGAATCGCCCCCCTAAAAAGGGAAGGAAACACGTTATTCGTCTCTGGGCATACATACGTGAATAGAACCTTGGATGATATTTCATGTTGCTGAAGCAACTCAGGTATGTCCCACCCTAGGTCTGGGTAGCTCGTGTGACAATAAAGGTAATAATTTTTGTCCTTAGACTTATCTAAAAATAACTTGAAGGCCTCAAAAAGATCTGGATAAAGCTTCCTTCTTTGGTTTCTCATTACTGTGCCGATAATCTTATATTTTGGATCTAGGCCGTACCCTTCCTTGTGAGCCTTTTTGTCGCCAACTGGTTTGTATGCCGGATGAGCCGAAGGCGATGCTGTGCCTAAGTAATTGATTTTTCCACCGGATTGATCTTTGAGAACCTCTCCGGCCCAATCTGAATATGTAAGACAGGCGTCGGCGCTCTGGTATGTTGAGATCCACTGTCTAGCCTGTGGGCTTGCGTCCACCGTTGGCATTATGCACCACTTGAAGTGCCTTCTGAACGGAGACCTTTCAGCGAAGTCCAGCATCCAAAAGTCTCTAATGTCACAAACTATATCGGGCATAAAGTCTAGGCATGTAGACTCAAATGCATACTCGCCAAACTGGTTGGTTGGTTTAGCGTGATAGGAATCTATTTCTTGCTTGCTAGACTTTGGCTCACAGTTTTGGTTGGGCATGACGCCATAAAACTTCCACGGAATATCCTTGGCTCTTGGGTCGTCTCTTTCTCCGTAGGACGCCATTTCTGCTAGCTCATACTTGCCCGTGCTGTTGAGGTATTTTAGAGTCTCTCTTGTATAAGTTGCATAGCCAGTATTAAGAAAGGTTGCTTCGCTACAGAACAGTATTCTTTTTTTTCTCATATTTACTCTTCTATGCCACAGAAGTCAAATTCGTTTACTCTAAAAATGGTGCCTTTAGCGCCTTTTGAGGGGTTTTTGGCAGAAGCATGAACATGCATCTTTGTCCCCTTGGTGGCAAGCTTTGCTATGGTGTCAGCACCAGTATGCCAAGCCTCGCAGTTCAAGAAGGTCGGAATACGGCTCTTCTCTCCCGTGCTTTTGGTTGTTCTGTAAGTGTAGACAACTAGAGTGAACTCAATCAGGCTCACTCCGTTTGGTTTAGAGAGCTTCGGGTCTTCGGTTAAGTACCCGGTAAAAGAACAAAGATTCATTGTTGTTTCCTTAAGTCAATTATCATATCTTCCCATTTATATCCCTTTATTTACAGAAAGCCCATCTTACTATATTAGATGATACAGGCACAAAAAGACACACTAAATCTCAAAAATGTTATTAACAATTAGGGAATTATCTTCTTTTGAGACAGATCCGCTAAACAGTAAGTTATTCCCTTCATATAAAGAATATTGAAACTTTTTGCGACAATCTGGGAAAATAACGACACTATCTAAGGTGCATGTGTCGTCTTCTATGGTTAGAAAGGACATATATTCTCCTTTTGATTTCCCCTTTTTAATCTTATAGTTTGATACTCTTTTTATGTTTCCAGCCACCAGAAGGCTTTTTCCATTTTTCCCTTCGGCTATTTCTTTACAGGTGGTATTAGCGCCAGAAATATCTGCCGCTTCTATTTTTGACATTGAAACGGGGCATCCCAAAAACTTTACTTCCTGTTCTATAATCCAGCTTGGGTCATCGGAAAGGTCGTAAGGTGGGTTTTCGAGAAAATGTATTTCATTTCTTACTGCCTCTGACCTAGCTTCCTTGCTAGTGCCGCCGCCTTCCTTCTTTACTGGGGCCAAGTCAATCAGGCAGTCGATTAAACTTCTCCACTTAAGGATTCTGTAGTTTTCTTCAATCCATCGCACTTCGGCCTTGGTTAGACTCCTGTATATCTCGTACTCATAAAGGGCTCTGTTCCTTGTTATCTTATCTTTGAACCCTCTGAAAAATCCAATGGAAGCCAGAGCTTTGAACGCCGTGGCGTTTATTTTGGGGGTTAGGTTGATGAGTATATCTAGCCAACTGAAGCTCTTAGCGCTCTTGCCTAGCTGGGACGAAAGCTCTTTGACGGCGGCTATGGCCTTGTCGCCGGTCTTTCCTGTCAGCGACTTAACGTCCTTGACGCCAAAATATATTGATCCATTTGACATATTAAACTTTTCAGAGAAGTTTGTTATGTTTGGAGTCTTGGTTTTTATATCAAAAAGCTTCGCGTCGGAAACCAATTCATATACTTCTTCGTGTGTGTCCTGTTTTTCGTTGGCATGATACAGATAAGCAAGAAAGAATTGTTCAGTGTGATGAACCTTGTAGAAGGCACTCCAGAAGGAACATATTGCATATGCTACGGCGTGAGACTTATTGAACGAGTATCTGCTGGACTTTTCAATCCAACTAAAGATTTCTTCGGCTTCTTCACTTGTAACAATTTCTTTACTGGCTGCGCCCTTTAGGAAAGACCGCTTTACTTTTGCCATCAAGCCAGCTTTCTTTTTCCCGATAGCCTTTCGTAGTATGTCGGCATCTTTGAGGTCAAAACCAGCAAGTTTTTGGACTATTCTCATAGATTGTTCCTGATATACAAGAACACCATAAGTGGGCTTTAAAATGTCCTCCAGTGCGTCGTGTAGATACTCAACCTTTTCCGATCCATTCTTCCTGTCGATGTATCTTTGTGTCATAGACTTTCCGTTGGATATAGCCTTGAGACATCCCGGCCTGATAAGGGCAACCAGCGCCGCGAGTTCCTCTATGTTGCTGGGCTTGAGCTTTCTAGACCAAGACTTTCCTAGGTTACTCTCAAGCTGGAAAACACCTTTAGTTCTTCCTTCGTGGAACAAGCTCCATGTTTCTTCGCACTTATAATCTATTTCTTTAGACATATAATTCGCCGTCCGCAAAAGCCTTGTCAATTTTTAAGTTACGATACACGGCCCTGTGAGTCTTCATAAATTTAATCATAATATTTGCCGTGTCTTTAACGTCCTGTAGGGCATCGTGGGCGTTTTCGCTGCTTAGGCCCATTCGTTCTCTTAATGAGTCCATGCTTATAGACTTGATGGACGGGTCTCCCTCAGTCCACATAAACATATTGTCCATCATGTCAACTTTGTAAATCTTGTTAAATATCTTTTGCTGCTGTCTTTCTTTGTCGTATGAGCCATATTGTTCACACATTCTATTTACGATAATCATGTCGAAACCAATAATATTAAACCCCGCTGGAATGGGAGCAAAAAACTGTGTGCCCTTCCAGTTGTATTGGTTTACAAAGTTTTCAAACTTTTTCCATACCGTTTTGGGCAGCGGGGCTTTAGCTAACGCTTTCCTCGTCTTGCCTGTGATTCTGAGGGCTTCATCTTCCAACGGGTCTAAGCCAGCCTTAATGGCTTTTTCGTCGTCTATGATTGGCCTAATTTCACTATTAAAAGTTCCCTTAAGCCTAAAGTTCCTGCCGTCCAGAGCTAGTGCGGCGATCTGTGTCGGCTGTGTTTTTTGCGGGTTTCTAGACCCAGTTTCAAAGTCAAAAACAATATAATCTCTATACGACATTTAATAGTTCCTCAATTTTCATAATCTTATCTAGGAGATTAATACCTAGTATGTCAAACTTGACATGGCCCAAGCTTTCGAGGTCGGCCATTTCTAATCCTGCGATTTTTTCTGATCCGCTTTTCTGGTTTACCATAGGACAAACATTATATAGGTGGTCAGACGATATAACAATTCCTGCGGCGTGCTTACCTTGAGTTTTAAACGTACCCTCAATCCTGATGGCCTGCTCAAAGTATTCTGCGTAATCTCCTTCTAGCCTGCCCTTTTCTGTTACATAGCAATAATCTCTCAGTTCTTCTGGGTTGTCAAGGAGAGCGAATTTGATTATAGACCTGTCCTCTTCGTCCATAGCCTGAAGCTGGTCAGATACGTCGGATTCATTTGGTATGCTTTTAGAGATTTCGTTCATCTCCCCAAAGGAGCAAGCCTCGTTAATTCTTAGTATTTCTTTTATGGCGCTTCTGCCTTGCAGTCTGCCAAAGGTGACCATCTGGCTAACATTGTGCTTCCCGTATGTGTCTTTTAAGTATTCGATGATCTCATCTCTTTTGTTACCGGGAACATCAATATCAATGTCCGGCAGGGAGACATGGTCATCTGTGTTTCTACCACTATTATAGAACCTCTCAAACAAAAGCCCGTACTCAATTGGGTCAATCTTTGTAATGCCCACCAGATAGGAAATTAAGCACCCGGCGGCAGAGCCTCTTCCCGGCCCTGATAGCCAGCCCTTGCTATTAACAAAGCTAATGATATCTCTAACAATTAAGAAATAACCAAAGAGATTTGCTTCTTTAATTACCCTGAATTCCTCTGTGAATCTTTCTAGGTATTTTTCTTTGTCTTCGTCGTTGGTAACCTTTCCGTTTTCTGCTAGAAGTTCGACCCAGCCGTGCCTGCATAGTTCTTTCAAATATTCTTCTTCTGACGCTCCGGTGGGGGTTGTGAACTTTGGAAGCATTGGCTTGCTTAGGATGTCGTAGTCCTCGCACTTGTCAATAATTTTTTTGACATTTAGCTCTCTGTCCTCAGTGAGGATTTCGCATATTTCTACCGAATCTCTCAGATGAAAGTCGTTGCGTTCAAAGAACTCCCTAAACTCAAAGTCTTCATTTTTGGAAAGAGCTTTGTTGATTTTCGGGAGCGTTGTTTTTAATTTCGAGCAAAGCAAAACCCTATGCAGCGGAGCGTCCTTCTTTTCTGTGTAATATGTGTCCATCAACGCTGGCGTCTTAGCGTAAAAGTCTTCACCCTTTATGGGTGAGGTTTGCTCAGTTTCGGAGATAGAAATAAGATTCCCACGGCGGCACACATCATTTAAAACGTGGCTATTAAGGTTCCCGTCTTCTCCTATAGAGGATACAAGTTGAATGAGATCGAGCCACCCTGATTTGCTTTTAGCAAAGAGCGTGAATCCATCAAAAGAACAGCCAATAATTGGCTTGATGCCATGCTTGATGCACGACTGAAAGAAGCTCACGGCCCCAGAGATTGATTTATAGTCTGCAATTCCGCAGGCCTTGTAGTCGTTCTCTTTGCATTTTTGGGCGAGCTGGGATGGCTTAGAAAAGCCCTTGAGTAAGCTATAGTGAGTATAGTTGCAGAGCGGAGCCCAATCCATAGTAGATCCTTCAAAGTTAATTTCAATATTAAAATGACAACAAGATTGACCGTCGTCACTATATTATAGTCAAAACTGTCGGGTTCAACACTAATTTCCCGTAATTTTTAAAGCTTCTGTGCCTTGATCAAGTTCTGTATTGCACATTGGGCACATGTTTTGTGATCCGGGAACATGTATTCCTAGCCGATGGTGGGTCATGAGGTTTGCTTGGAACAAAAAGGCGTCTCTTTGCGCAGACTCCCCACGAAAGGCGTTTATCTGTGGCAAGTCTATGTCTATTACAGGTGTTTTCTTAAGCTCCTTATACATATAACAAGAGAAGCCAAGGTTTGCCACGGAAAGGATGAACAGTAGGCACATTGCAAGTTTAAGGAACTTCATTATTTATTGCCTCCATTATCTAGCCTTCGATATTCTCCGGTAGAGAAGTTGAAGGTGTAGACGTGGCCGATTCCCGTTCTAGCCGCTGAAATTCCTATTCGTACATACCTACGATCTGGTGAAACTATCACTGGCCCAACCGTCATCATGTCTCCCTGAGGAAAAAAGGAAATGATGGGTCGATAACCGACGCCTCTCATTTGACCGAGGAACCTGCCGTCTAGCGATGCTCGCCTACGGGCAACGGCAAGCTCTCTGGCGGCTGGAGAATATTCTAAGTTTCTGAACTGATGAATAAGCGCGGGGCGATAAGGCGATTCTGTTGGCTTCGTGATAGCCCTAATAGCCTGAATGGTTTTGCTTATCTCTATCTGTAGGTCAACCTCTTTTGGTTGTTGAGCAACTAAGGGGCTGGTGGGGATCGCTGACAATATTAGTACCGCACAAAAATATTTTAATGTATTTATCATAAAACAAATCTCCAACACCTTAAATAAAATTATATGCCTAAACTTTTGTTTGTCTTTTGTATACTACTAGCGGCTGGGTATAAATCAAACGCCGCTCTAATTGCATCGATGTTTTCTGGAACAACGTCGCTTTCTTGGTGAATCGCTTGTATATATAACAACTTCTTTCCCCACACTCCGATAGTATCGCTCCACACACACACCTCTGGCATGTCTCCCCTGTCTCTACCAAGGTCTTTGGCGTACTCCATGATTTCGGCTGTCGATCTTATTCCATCGGAATTATGCACGACGCGAACCCTTGTTGTATTCTGAAACAAATCTACAACTTCTTCAACGGTGGGAGCAGTATTTAGGTCAACCGCTATGCTGTGCATATGCATCAACGTGGTAGGGACAGATATGGAAGTTGTGAATATTTCTAACTTGGGCAGGATCGTTCTAACATCCGGCCCATGATGTGATGGAACCACCAAGTGTGGAACAAGGGCATTAATGGGCCCGTGATATATATCCCAAGGGTCGGCGGCCCTTCTTATCATCGTGGCGTGTACCTTGTCTATGTTATAGTTACAATCTAACGCCTTCAGCGTCCTGCATAATCCAGTTGTGTTGCAACTAACTACTCGAATGAAATCTTTTCCAACGGCCTTGTCGTAGTTACATTGGGCCACAAAGCTAAACCCTACGTCGGGCTTTTCTCCACCTTGAAATATGGCCTTCACGCCAGCTTCAGAGTATGTCTCTTTATTGTCGGCTCCTACTCCCTTTGGGGTGCAGTCTACAACTATATCAACTTCATTGAGAAGCAGATGTATTTTTTCTATCGGGAATATAGAAATGCCTTTCCTGATGGCAGATTCTATTTTGTAGTTGTAGGTATTTGCTGTGACGCCAGCAAGCTCCATATCATCTTGTAACAATACAGCGTCTGCCACACGTTTTCCTATTGTGCCATATCCGACTACGCCAACTTTAATCATGTATTACTCGTCCGTTTTGGGGACACATTTTCCGTCTTTTTCTACATACCCCTCGTTACAGTTGGGTGGGTATCCAGCCTTCTCGTCGGCGTTGTTTTTTCTCTGTAAGAATTCGTCAGCTTCTTTTATAAAGTCTATAGTCATTATGTTTCCTTTGGTTTTTTTTACGAACCGTAGGGGTCTTCCATTCTTTTTGTATACACCTCTTCTGGAGTAGCGGTAAAGCTCGCCGGTTTTGGTGTCTTCATATATATAAGTCATGACTTCTCCTAAATCACACCTGAAAACTGCTTCCGCATCCACAGCTTTTTGTCGCGTTGGGATTATTGAAAGTAAAACCACGTTTGGAAATATCATTGTAGTAGTCTAAGACAGTTCCATCTAAATAGAGATCGCTTTTCTGGTCTACAATAACATCTACGCCATACTGATGAGACAGTGTATCTTTTTCTTCATCGTAGTCATCGACTACTGTTAAATTATACTGAAAGCCAGAACATCCACCGCCCTCCACGCCAATCCTTAGATACTTTTCTTCGGTATCTTCAAGATATTTCTTAGCCTCTGCTCCTGCGGATTCTGTTAGTTTAATTGTCATTGGTTATCCTTCCTATCAACAGTTCGACTATGAAACTTGAGTAATCCCGTCGAACATATGTATAGTCCAAAGGAACCAATAAGTGACCACAAGGCTATTCCTTTGAGAAGGTCTTGCCTTTCATAATTTCCATTTTGGGCTGAGTACATTAGCCACGCACCGACACCAAATACACCAAGCAGAAGTGCTGCTTTTCTTAGAATAAGCGTCATCATAGGATTACCTTCGCCTCTCCTTCGAGTAAATATCTTGGTCGTCCACCGTTGTCTACTCTTTGTATGTCCTTGTCTATTCCAAAATGGTCAAACAGTGTGGCCTGAAGGTCAAGCGGCCCAACTGGATTGTCCAACGGGCTGTAGGATCGGTCTGATGTGCCAATGGTTCTGCCAGAATGATATTGTCCACCAGCCATGAGCATAGGAGTAATTGCAGGCCAGTGATCCCTGCCAGAGTTGGCATTGATTTTAGTTCTTCCAAATTCGCCCGTCACGACAAGCATAATTTTTTCACTTAGACCACGATCCCAAACGTCTTGAAGGAAGCCAGAAATAGCTTTATCTATGGGCGGAACTTTGCCCTGTATGGCCTTAGAGATGTTGCCATGCATGTCCCATCCCCCATAATGGATAGTTACAAACCTTGTGCCATATTCGGCAAGCCTTCTTGCTAAAAGAAGCTGCTGCCCGATGGCGGCTGTCCCATAGAGTTCGTGGGTCTTCGGGTCTTCTTTTTCAAGGTCAAAGGCGTCTTTTGCCGAGCCGAGAATCACATCATAAGCTTGTCCCTTATAAAATTCTACGGACTCGGCCCCGTTGCCGGAAATTCTTATTCCGTCTATTGCGTTTAGTAAGTCTTTTCTGCTTGTAAACCGCGAAAGCTCTATGCGTGGGGTTAGATTATCTTTGTTTGATGGGTCAAAGGGTTTATATGCCCCTCCAAGCCAAGTTCCTTCGTCTCCCTCGATCTTGCCCTGCTTAACATAGGTGGGCACCCCGTTGTCTGGGTTGCTCGGGCCATAACAAGCAGACACGATAGACCCAAAAGACGGATGCTCTGCCATAGAGGTAGTCGTTCTATCTGCGTTGTAATGTCCAGTCATAACGAAATGAGTCCCCTGACGGTGAGAGGAATCTTTGTGGCTAAATGAATTGACCACATTTAACTTGCTAGTATGCTTGGAAAGCTCTTTCCAGTCAGCCCCAAGGGTTATGTTAGTCTTGGGGTCGTGAATAGCCCCGTTTACCGGCTGCCACTCTGAGGGAACCGTGTCGTTGGGTGCGTGGAAAGTTTCAAACTGTGTCGGCCCTCCACCTAGCCATACCCAGACGACGGTCTTGTCTTTGTAGCCCAGAGCTATATCTTGAGAAAAGGCGTAGTCAGATAGACCAACTGCGCTCATCCCGGCTCCAATGCTACCTATTCTTAGAAAGTTTCTCCTGTCGTAAATGAAGTCTAGCATCTTCTTCTCCCGTGAAGTTAGTTAATTCTGATATTGCGACATTGTGACAGTCAGCACGCACAACAAAGTTGTTAGAAGGGTCAACCTCGCCCTTGGTTAGCTTGCGAGCTTTTCTAAAATACTCATCGTGTTCAAGCCAGCCAAGAACCCAAGCTCTTCCCCATCTATTGTTTTTGTTTTCTATTCTTACGAAAACGTATCTGTCACATTTTTGTTTTGTGTTGAAATTAGCAACAGAGCAATCATAGTAGCGCTTGGGGGGCGAAGTGCATCTCTTGGTCTTGACATCATATTTAATACCATCTTTGGTAATGATGTCGTAGTCATAAGTGTTGTTGATCTCACCTTTTATGACTGAATTTGCTACTTCTTCGCCTAAGAACCCTGCTATATTGCCATCGCCACTCATAATGGAGTTCTTTATGACTCCCATTTCCCGTGACTTGGCCCATGCCCTCTTCTTCATTTCCTCTGTAATTTCTATCTCAATCATATCTTTCCTCTACCCCGGAGCCTCATAATGGCCCACGCTAAATCCTTTGGCCGTACACTCTTCCACGGTTTTTTCCATTCCGTGTTTCTTAAGGTGTTCCTCTGTATATATACACATATTCTGGTCTGTTCCCGGCCACTTGTTCTTGTAAAAGTGGCAAAGCTTAGTACACTTCCAGTGATTTCTAGTTTGAGACAGGGGCTGAGGCTTTTGGTTATTGCTAATTTGCTGAAATTTAAGCTTTAGCATTTCCATAAATTTTTCCCTGTCCTTGCTATCAAAGCACATTGAAAATGGGCCTCCATCCCTGATGAAAAAGACAGTCATTATGGACTGCTTGTACTCTGGGAATAGCTTGGAGATAGCATAGTTGTACAGTAGCAGTTGTGGGTCTTCACACAGTTTTTCGTATGTTTTTTCTTCCCCCGTGGCCCAGTCTAGCCTTTTTCCAGTCTTCCAGTCAACTACTTCAATTATACCATCCTCTACCTCAGTTACAAGATCAATTGTTCCTTTTATTGCTAGCTGTCCTTCTAGCTTTTCTCCGTTTGGCAGGGTGTAGTCATATTTGGCCCACGGCTCATCTATAACTATATCAAAGTGTGGTTCAGCAGCCACTATCTTTCTGTTTCTTGGGTCAAACAGTCCGTCGTTATGATTAAGTGCCTCCCAAGTGGTTTCATTGCAGAATTTATAGTCTGCTTTTGTGTATTTATGGTCGCACTTTTTAGTATACCAGTCGTAGCTCCTTAGCAATATATCATTAACAAATTCGTCGCTTGCTAGCTTTTTCTTCGTGAATTTAATTTCACCAAGAGCGTCGTCAATAAGCAGCATCTTCTTCATTTTTTGTACTAAGTGCTGGCATCCTGCCAAGACTTCCATAACTTTATGTACTATAGTCCCAAGTTGGGCCTTTTTGCCAGATTTTGATTGATGTCCCAGCGTATACGTTAGGAAATACTGCATCTGACAGTAGGAATAGTTATTGAAGCTAGAGCTTCTTATATAAGTGACTAGCATACCACCTCCAATTGGTTAAACAATTTATCTATCTCTTTGCAAAAGTTTGTTATGCTGCCTTTAGAGTTGTTGATTATAAAATCAAAATTATCCCAATCATAGTTTGCTTTGTCTAGGGCTACTTCGCTGCTGTGGCTATCTTCGATTAGTTCCCTAGTTAGCCTTACGACCTTGCCTTTGTTTCTCTTGACAGCCTCTACTTCATTTGGAAACCTTATGTCTGCGATGATTGCCAATCCGCTTTGTTCGCGGTTTATTGTTTTTATTGTATGGTTGACCCATACGTCTTGGAGCATCTTCCTCATTATATCTGTACCAAAATATTGCAACAGTTCGCGCGCAGTCATGTTTCCCTTGTTGCTAGTCTTGGTTGGTAAGTCTTCCCAAAAAACTTGGCACGCTGTATTCTTTTGTTCGTTTGTGCCGTATGCCTGCTCAAATGAAAGGTCGAAAAAATCCATGCACACTTGCTTGAGTCCGTCCGCGAAGCTATAAAGCTTTACATAGGGCCACATGTGCGCGTGGGCATAGCTTGTAAACTGAGAGTCTCTTCTGGTGACATCTAAAACGCCGTGTTCAACGTCTCCGTCTACGCTTGTGGTAATTATGAGAGACCCATTTGCATCTATTTCAAAATCTGACACAGTACCAGTTCTCTTTAGGATTTCTCCATGCAGATAGTTAGCCATAGTGTTCTTGCCGGATTGTTTCTTGCCTGATATCCCTATTATGTTAACCATTAAAACATGCCTTCCAGTTGCGGTAATATGTCTTCTTTTATTTGTTTAGCCGTCATATCGCCTATATCTTTTTTGGACATTCTGGGGAAAATAACTTTGAACATCCTGCTCATTTCTCTTTGAATTTTAACCTTTGACTCTCTACCCGCCTGATCGTTGTCTGTCAAAACAACCAGTTTGGTTGCGCCGCTTTTCTCTAGCATACTTTTTTGAAAAAAGCTTAATGACTTCCCGAAGATGCTGACTGCATTTTCTACTCCAGCTTCGTACAATTTCCAAACGTCGCCTTGCCCCTCCGTCAAGAACACGCAGGAGGTCTCATGAATCTTTTCTTTTGCTCTATGATAGTTGTACAAATACTTCGTCTTATTGAACCCGCTGGTAAACAAGAATTTTGGCTTGACATAATCCCTGACAGACCTACCAATATAGGATACAATTTTGTCTCCGCCTGAGTTATGTATTGGTATTATTGCCCTGTTGACCATAGAGGATTTTTTCTGCAAGCAATCACCAACCTCAAAGTGCAGCAAGGTGTCTTCTGAAAAACCTCTTGAGCAAAAGTAATCTGACGGATGTGAGACATCGCAGTCTATGATGGCGCACGAATCCTCGTGGGACGGGTCTTTCTGGGATAAAATATTCACCAGCTTGACAAACTCGTCTGGCTCTTCTTCTTTATTTACCTGAACGTCTTTGCTATCAACATTAAGAATCCGACACGCCCACCGCAACGCTTTTGGGAATCCCACTTCCTCTCCCGTCTTAATGGATAATGTCCCACGTATGAGTCCGAGTATATCATTACCAAATTCTTGGTGGCAACCCCTAGTCCAGCACCCCCAGATTTGCCGATCAACAGAAAAGGAGAAACCATTTGGGTTGTCACTGCCTTCGTGGACTGGGCATGGACAGGTGAGGTTGTCACCGTTTTTTTGATACTCAATCTCAAGCTCGGAAAGAACCAAGTCTAGGTTATTCCCAAGGAGCTTTTTGATCTTCTTCAGTTCCATTTTTTATACTCTCATTAACATTAACTAATTCCTGCTCGTCTATAAGCCCTGTGTCGTCTACTGGCTGCGTTCTAAACTCATTTCTGGTTCGCAATTCGTCAAGCTTGGCAAATTCTCCGTGCATACGCATGTTTATATAATTGCCATCGGACAGACCAGCGCCATGCCTAGCTACAACTGGCACTAGCTTTCTATTGCCTGCACTAGGGCCATCCTCCGCAAGCTCTTCTGGAGATTTGGATTTGAATATGGAAAATGAAGTGCATAGCCAAATGAGCCTATCGGAGCCACTTACTGCGTCTGTTGATTCTTTAGTAATTCCATCTCTGTTAAGTTGTACAAACGACAGACACGGAAAATCATATTTGACGCATAGATTGTGCAGAGATGTGATTTGAAAACCAAGAGCTTGATACTCTTGAATATTGTTTGTTATAGCGCCAGATGACATGAGCTTTAGGTAATCATAAATAACCACACAGTCATTTGTTTTTCCGTTCTCATCTAGCTTTACGTCTTGTATGATCCATCTTTTAATAATGTTCAATATCTGGTCAAATGGCTTGCCAGCAACGCTGACGTAACTGTAGGGTATATCTTCTATTTTCTCAACTGCCTCGTGGACTCTCTGATTTTTTTCGTCATCATCAACAAACTGACCAGTAGAAACCTCATTGATTGGAACTCCGCTCAGGTTTGCGATAATCCTATTCAGATGGTCTTCTTTACACATCTCTGTATCTAGAACCAAAACTGGTATTCCTCTTGATGAGGCGTTGATGGCAACATTATCAGCGAATACGCTTTTGCCCACCTTGGGTCTGGCCGCTATTAAGTCCACACATTTTCTTCTTAGACCACCGCCAATCGCTTGGTCGTACCTGTTGAAGCCTGTTGATATGCCTATTATATCGCATTTATTTTCCTGTAGGAATTCTAGGTATTCAAACGCATCTTCGCCAATTTTCTTTGGCCTCTCTCCGGCGTCGTCTTCCCTGAGGAAATCCATAACAGGCTCTTCTAGCATTGATATGATATCGTTGATAGATTCGCCACCGGTGACACCATCCATATCCTTATGAATTCTTGTTGTAAGCTTTTTAATCCTTCTGGCAAATTCGTACTTCTTTATCTGTAGAGCAAAGCTTATCACGTTATCCTTGTTGACAGGAAAATCGAACAAGGACTTTATGTATTGCAACTCCTGCTTGCTTTCAACTCGATCCGAGTGACCCATCTGCGAGGCCGCTGAAAGTATTGAAGGGATGTCAACCTCGGAATTACTCTCTATTACTTTTTCAACGCACTTATATAGTATTTGATTATTAGTGCTGCCAAATGTTTCGCTGCTTATAATGTCAGAGACTTCAACGTAGGCTTCTATACCGTACTGAAACAGGGCCGAAAGAACGGCTCTTTCTGACCCAGCGTCTGCTAGATTCTGATCCATCTTATTTTCTTCCTGTGCAATTATCGCATCGCGTAAATTCACCGCTGATTAGGCTTGGCGATATTTCAAACTTTTTTCCGCAAATGTGGCAGACCCTATTAACCTTGTGCGACTCGGGCTTGAGCCTATTTCTGGTCGTTGGTTTATACTCAGGAGTCTCTACGTCCTTGTGTTCTCCTTCGTCAATCCATGTGTTATCCTTGGCCTCGACCTTCTGTTTATTTGCCTCATTCACTGAGTCTGTTCTTGTAACCGTAAAGTCGTCATCAATAACAGTCTCGCTAGGCTCTTCAATTTCGCTCTCTTCAATTTTGCTCCTAAGAAGCTCTTGGAGTTCTTCAATACTTAAGTCTTCTGGATTCATAATCTTTTGGCCCTTTCTAATAGGATATCACCTTGACGTTTTAGTTCATAAACCTTACCCTCTAACGATTGCAGCCTAGCCTCCGCAACAGACCGCATATAATCAACACTAGAAGCGAAGCTGTTCTCCTTTATGATTATTTGGCGTTTTACATTATGCTTGGTATACTGATCAAAATTGGCAAGGTTGGAAGCCACCAGTTTTTCAATCTGGTCTTCACACCACGATAACACAACTCTGTTCTTGTTCACTTCGTCTTGAATGTAGGTTGAGTAACCATACAGTATATAGGCTGTATCAAACAGTTCTTGCGTGGTTAGCTTAGACATAGTGTCTCTGGACATGTCTGCTGCAAGTAAAAATTCCTCTTTAAACGTAGAATACTTAACGTTAGTAAGGTTAATGTATTCTTCAACGCTTTCGATGTGTGCTGCCAGCCTATCGGACGCCTTTAATTGTTTCAATCCACTCATTGTCTGTTCCTGAGTATTTAAGTATTATCAATTCAATGTTGTTTAGTTCACACCATTCGGCTTTGTCTTCATCTCTCGCCTTGGCCAGTATGAACGCCGCTTTTGTTCTATGGAAAAACGGCACATGCTCATAGTGCTGACGCCCGTGTACCTCGAACGCAATCCGTATGTTCGGTATATAAAAATCTAAATATAGTACGGACTTTTTGTGCGCCGAAGTACTTCCGGGCAACTTTACTTCTTCAAGCACTCCGTAACTGTTGTAAACTTTGTTTATGAGTTCTCTTGCTCTTACGTGATGCTTGGATCTCTTTCTGTTGTCATTTTTGTAGACGTTGTACTTAGAAAGGTTTAGATTGTATTCTCTACCGTTTAAACCTATAACTTTCAAAATAGCTCCTTCACGTTCTGGTATATGAAGTCAGCAACAGAGGGGTTTTCGTTGAGGAAATCGCATAGATTGTTGACCCCTTGGAACTTAAAGAATCTTTCTATGTCTTCTTCTTTTTCTGAGATTTCGTTCTTTTTGAGTACTTTGGCTATGATTGGAGACGCCTTGTCGTCTATTGCACACTGAATTGTGTACCAAGCTCCGGCCGTCTTGATGAGCCTAAACTCGCAGGCTATATGGATTATTTCCTGAATTTCATCCACGCCAATGCCGTACCTAATCCAGCTTTCGGCGGTTGAGTTTGGCAGACCGCCAGCATTGGATGTTTTTATAACCCAGTTCGCTATTTGTCCTACATGAGGCCCAGTTTGCGCTGGAACCTGCCATTTGCCCCTGTGTGTTATGACCATGTTGGTTCCGGCTTGATACTGAAGCATGTTCCCGCAGTCTGCCATTTTCATGGGGGCGTATCGGCTTCCGCTGGTATTGGCGATATTGTGGGTGACACACAGTAGTATGGTTTTGTTCTTGGTTATTGAGGAGCCTATTCTCTTAAAGAACATGGATAGCAGTCTTGGTAGAGCATTTCTCACTCCGGTTCTAACCTCTCCCTCAAGCTCATCTCTTGGAACCATGTTTGATGTGGAATCAATAATTATAACACATTCTGGATCATTGTTGATATAATATTCTATGATATTTAGGAAGTCTTCTGCGGACAGGATTTTGTCGTCTGTTGATTCTACTACAAGAATCTTGTCGGCCTGTAGTCCTTTTATCCCATCAAAGTTTTGTACTGACAGGCGACCTTCTGTGTTGATGTATATGACCTTTTTACCTAAGGCTTGGCACTTGGAAGCAAAGTGAAGGGCTGTCGTTGTTTTGCCACTCTTTGGGTCTCCCGTCATTACGACGCAGCTACCTTCCCTGAACCCTCCACCGAGAGCTATGTCTAGGGCTGGGGAGACACCGATTATCTGAAGGTTGTTGAGATTGTCAAGGACTTCCGTCCCGGTTCTGACGACATCTCCATAAGTGGAAACAACGCTACTGCTAACTGCGTCCTCGGCAAATTTGTTAGCCTTTCTTTTCTTTGCCATCAACATTCCTTAACCTTTGCAATTGTGACTTTTTACCGAAAGAAGCGGATCTCGTCTTAGGCTGATCCTGTATTATTATATTAGTCTCGGTGGGCTTTTGAGACTCAATTATATTTTGATATTTCTGAATTATCTCATGGATACCCGGATAACCCAGTGAATACATGTGCTTTAGCTCTTTAGAGTTTATGGCTTTAACTATCGCCGCACATGAATATTGTTTAGACAGGCGGTTTGCCAATACGATCTGATAGCCGTAGACTTTCCGCCACTTTTTGCTGTTCCAGAATTTATAGGCCTGCGTGCCTTGATTGTCCTTTTCCGCCATTCTGGTACACATGATTTCAGCTATGTATTGCGTGCATGTGCAGTATTCACCCGTAGAGGGGGATGTATAGTTACTCTTTTCTGATCTTTCCTTTGTCATGATTATATATCATAGCCTCCTCAAAGCAATTTTCAAGTTCGTCTTCATAAGTTTTGTCAACCATTATCTCTGGAATGAGCCACATGCTCTTGTGGACAATTCCATCTTTCAGTTCTCCAAGCGTGTAATATTCCCTACTGGCCGCGCCCATTTGGCCCATTACTGTGCGCACTAGGTACACTGCCTCTGCATCCTGAGATCTAGAGTATATGTTCTCAACGTGAGATTTAAATTGAAGCTCTATGGTTTCCACCGACAGGCTGCGTTTTTCACAGATTGACTTTATGTGAGTCCACAGCTTGCCCAGCCTGAAATGGTAAAGCTTGTCGTCCGAAAGCCTTACCTTCACCCAAGTATGATTTCTTTCATCTTCCTTGAAGCTTTCCAGAAACGCAGAGTTTCCTTCTATTAATTTCATTGCTTGGTACTCGTAGTACAGCTTGGTCGCCTATCTTCAGTCTTCTTTGTCTCGTCGGCCATAGTGGAAGAGGATTCTGTCATCACCACTATGCCGTCCTGACGAGCCATCATTTTTCCTGCGGTAGCCCCTGTGGCTTCTTCGGACTTAACTTTTTCAATATGCTTTTTGATAACCCCAATTGGTCGATCAAGCTCTTTGGCTATTTGTTTAGCCTCCACAGAGGTATAGTGTCCTTTTACATAGTATTCTTCAGCTTTTCCTAACGGGCCTTTCTTAGTCATTTAAAAAACTCCTTTGCGCTCTAGTAAAGTATAGGTTATTCTTGGTTTTCAAGAACAACATGTAAAAATCAAATGTCTCTTTTGAGACCTTCTTGTACTTTAACTCAAAATTTATGTTACCCTCCCTATGTGAGTACATGCTGTTGTTTGGGTCGTATAGTGCGTTATTAAATGTTTGTATATAGTGCGCGCTATTACTACCCTCCGTTACGATCCTCTTGGCATATGTCCTTTCCTTTTTGTTGATGACGGGATTACCAATTCTGTCAAAGAGTTCGCTAGTGACAGATTCCTTTTTTCTTGTTTGAAAATCTTTCTGATTCATTTTTCACCTTTCGTATAGTAATTAGTCATAATATTCTTCCTCTAGGGCTTCTAGTATTCTGCCTATAATTCCGTTCCTTTGTATGTCTTCATAAAACAATTCGCTTACCCCTACGCCCTCAACGCCCTCTAGCCGGTCTATGCATTGGAAAAGCCCGCTTCGGCCCTTTATGTCTGTTTGTCGAACATCTCCATTTATCAAAACTTTGGAGTTTTCTCCCATCCTTGTTATGAACATTTTTATCTGATCCACCGTGCAGTTTTGGGCTTCGTCGAGTATCATATATGAATGATGGAAAGTCGCTCCCCGCATGACTTCAAGAGGTTCGTATCTAATTCTTTGGCTATTAATCATCTGGACGTAAGCTTCTCTGCCTAAAAAATGTCTTAGGTTTTCTTCCATAGGCATTAGGTATGGTCTTATCTTTTCATCAAGCTCGCCCGGAAGCGAGCCGATATCTTTGCCAGTACAGACTAAAGGCCTTGTTACTATTAGTTGATCTATGATTCCCTTAAATAGGTGGTCGGCTGCTATGCCAGAGGCTATGTAGGACTTTCCGCTACCAGACGGCCCTATGCAAAAAACTACTTCGTTATCAATTATATCTTTAATGTATTTTTTTTGGTTCTCCGTTTTGGCCGTCACCGAGACAGCAATTCTTCTTTTGCCTCTTTTGTTTTTTCTAGACCTTGAGTTATTATTTGCCACTACTTCCAAATCCTCCTTCGCCCCTACTTGAGACGTTTAGGACATCTGCCTCAATCATCACAAAGTCTGGCAGTTGCTGAAAAATTATTTGTGCTATCCGGTCGCCTTTGATAATATCTACCTGTTGGTCGCTAGTATTATATAGACACACCCTAATTTCCCCCCTGTAGCCAGAATCAATAACCCCAGCTAATACATCAATCCCATTCTTAACAGATAAACCAGACCGTGGCCAGACAAGGCCCACGTAGCCGTCTGGAATCTCGATAGAAATACCTGTCGATATCATGTCTCGGCTTTTGCTTTCGATTGAACTTGAGGCTGTTGAGTATAAATCCCACCCAGCGTCAGATGCATTTGTTCTCGTTGGCAAGATTGCGTCATTTTCTAGCTTCTTAACTTTAATAAGTTTTCCGGCAAATCTAGGATCTATCATAGTTTAATGTCTCCAAAGTCCATGTCTTCAAGGTCATTGACGCTAGCGCCAATCTTGTAGGATGTTATCTCATGCTCCTGTGGGGCCACCTGAACGGCTTCACTGTTCATCCAAGGCTCTGTCCACCCAGATATTGGGTTCTTAATTCCGCTTTCGTGTGGCAGCCCAATAGCCTTACGCCTAGACATGCAGAGCCAGTCAATATACTGGTGCATTACTGGCTCGTTAAGGCCAATGATTGATCCGTCTTTAAACAGGTACGACGCCCATTTCTTCTCTTCTTCTGCTGCGCAGGCGAACATACGACAAGCCTCTTCTTCACACTCCTTGGCGATTCTAGTGAATCCCTCTGATTTTACGTTGCACAATATTTTAAGGATTTCTTGGGTGTTGTATAAATGTATCGCCTCGTCACGTTTAATCAGCTTAACAATGTCTGCATTTCCTGACATTTTTTTATTCTCGGCAAATGCAAAGGCACAGATAAAGGAAACATAAAACCTCACGGCTTCCAATATGTTAATGCTAATTAGTGTAAGGTAAATTTGCCTTTTTATGTCATCTGGCTTTTTGCTATTGCTCAAGCCTTTAAGTTTGTCGTACTCTCTGACCGCAACGTCTGCTCTAGCTACAATCTCTTCATCCGTTAGGCACGAGTCCAGTATCTCACTTGGGTTGGAGTAGACATTTTTTATTATATAGGTATAGCTGTAGCTGTGAATCTGCTCAAAAAACTGCCAAACATTTAGGCAAGCCTCAAGCTCAGGGTTTGATACATACTCTTGGATAGCCGGAACCCCTCGGCATATCACTGAGTCCATCATTGTTTGGTACTTAAGATTAGAGGTGAATATGAACCTTTCGTTATCCGACATAATAGCGTCGTCTTTAAAATCACTTCTGTCCTTCTTAAGCTCTATTTCTTCCGGCCTCCAGAAAAATTCTAGCTGCTTTTTGAATAGGTCAAAGAAAACTGGATACTTGAATTTGTCATATCTCTGTAGGGATAAGTCCTCCCCAAGGAACAACGGCTGCTTCATTGTGTCAACATTTATTTTATTCAATATGCTTTTCATTTATGTCTCGATCTCAAGTGTATTTCACTAGCGGTTGATTTAAGTAGTATATTTTGACTCCCGCGTCGAATAAGTCCTGACAAAACTTTCCATCTTCTAACCTATAATACTCAAGAGTCTCGTTGAAACTGAATGACCGCAAGACTTCTTTTTTGACGGCTATGTGTGCATGATGGATTTTACCACCATCGGGTGATCTTAAATTGGTGCAGGTTGGATTTTTCTCTGTAATTTTGACAACATCTTCATTTTCGATAGGCTTAAAGGGTGTCCCGTTCCGTGAATAGGAATGTACCAAAGCCTCTGCTTCCCCCTTAGAGAATATATTTTGCGTTACTTCTATCTTTTGGGGGTGTGGCATATCGTCAACGTCAAAGAAGATTACTATATCTCCTGAGGACTTTTTTATAGCTCTGTTTCTGGCCACGCTTTGAATAATCTTCTCCTCGCTGTTTGTTCCAATCACTGGAACACTCTTACCTGCAATGACAAGCTCCGCAGGAAGTTCTAGGTTACGCATCCCGCTTGAGGACACAATGACCTCGAAAGGGGCTTTGGTTTGTTCTTCTAAAGTTCTTAGGAGTTTATCCAGAAAATGAACATCCTTATTATAGCACGTTATACAGAAGGACACTTTCATTCTTCTTTACCTACCATATTTATTTCTCCTTTAAATCTTGATTACAGGCTCTCTTAATTGTACTAATAAGGTCTTCAACCACCTCTGGTGTGTGAGCCATAGAGAAGTGGTATAGCCCATTCCAATTCACAAACACTCCGAACCGTTCTAGTTTTTCAGAGAATATCTTTTGAGCATCGCTGGGCTCAAGCTCATCTCTTTCTTTTCTATTTCTAATAAATCTATCTGTAAAAATAATTCTATTGAGGGAGTCATACCCCATTACTCTCATTTCCTTATCTTGCTTAATAAAAAACTTATTTAGTTCATCTCTGAATGTTTTGCCAGCATTGTTTAGTTTATCATATTGGATATATTTTTTATCAATGATAGTTTCAAGAATTAATTTGGCTGCATACATGCTCAAGGGATTTGCAGAAAAAGTTCCCCCATAAAAAACATTCTTTGTTTTCATGATTTCGGTTTTACCTCCAACCGCTCCTATTGGAAAGCCTCCCCCTAAAACTTTCCCATAAGTTACTATATCGGGTCTCACATCAAAAACGCCAGCACCCCCCTTTGCAGATAATCTAAAACCCGTCATAATTTCATCAAATATTAATAGTACACCTGTCTTGGTGCAGCGGTCTCTTAATTTTTGCAGAAACTGTTTAATGTCAGACCTAGGATTAGATCCCTGCACGGGCTCTACTATTACAGCAGCCATGTCAGAAGTAATCTGCTCGAAGCACTTATCATCATTGTAAGGTAGGACTTTAAACAAGCTATCAGTCGCCGCAGGAATTCCCTTGTTGTCTGGGTGTTCTTCTAAGAAACCATCTAATCCACCATGCCAGCCCCCATGAAATCTACCAACTAAATTTTTACCTGTGTATGCACGGGCCAATCTTATAGCCCTCATGTTAGCTTCGGTGCCCGAATTACAGAAGATGTATTGCTCATCAAAATCGGGGTTTATGTGTTCCTTTAAGTAGCAGTTTACTTTATCTGTATGTTGGTTGGGTATTGAATAGATTGTACCTCTTTTTATCTTCTCGCCTATTCTTTTAATCAGAGGGTTATTGTGACCTATTATTTGGGCACCTGATCCCATAGTAGTATCAATATATATATTACCTTCGGTGTCTGTTACATAACATTTATTTGCTGTTTTAACTATCATTTTTACCGTTGATCTTTTTCTCTATCTCGTCTCCCCATTCAGTGCGCGTCTCTTCTGGATCTAATAGTTCATCGTAACTAGTATTTACTGACCCTACCTGTACCTCCTTAATATTAGTGTAAACTAAAACATCGTCCCTCTTGTGCAGTTGGTCACAACCATCACAAAAGGGGTACTTGTAAAACTCCCCCTTGGCATGAGCATCACGGAAAGCTTCATACTTCTCTCCCGTGACTTGATTTTTTATTGCATCATTAGAAACGTCACCTAAAACAATAGCATTATTGTAATCGTAACAACAAGGGGTAAGCTTTCCGTCCCATTGAATCTGAATAGGGCCATTAAAAGGTCTACCGCAAGAAACTTTGTTTTTATCGCTTACTTCTCTATATTCTTTACCGTCACTCCAATTGTGAGGCTTCCAAACAGATATTCCATCAACTAAAGGTTCGTATTTTTTTATCCAATCTTCCATTTGGTGTTCGTTCTCTGGCATAAGAAGAAAATACATTTCAATTCTAGTGACGCCTCCTCTTTTTGCCTTCATCTCTATAAGATCATGGATATTCTTAGTTGTAACTTCAAAGGTAAGCTTTTTTTGAAGAAATTCGTAGACATCTTTTGTTAGTGCATAATAACTGAACCTAAGCTTGTCTATGCACTCAAGGGTTTGTTCTAGGCTACACCTTCCATTTTTTTTCTTGTGCATGAGTGAGCCTGTTGATATCGTTGCCGTATAGAAGCCTCTCTCTTTTGCGTATCTAGCCCTGTCAAACAGGTGAGGATCAACAAAGGGTTCTCCGTAATTTTCTAAAGAAATAAAATCAACCCCGTAGTCGCCTTCGTAAATCTCATCAATCCACTTTTTGTATGCGTCTAAGTCCATAACGCCTTGTTGTCTGGTGTGCAGTTCCCGTGGGCAAAAAACGCAATGAGCATTACAGTGATTTGTAACCTCAAACCTTACTTCTCTGTTTTGTAGTTTAAATGTCATATTATTCTATCTCCTCAGGTCGTCTAGTGTGTTAATGGACAAAGAGTCTTTGATAAGTCCGCCAACGCCCTCCCTTTCTATATCATCATGATTTAACTCTACCCAATAAATTTCATAACAAATTGTATCTTCAAGTGCCTCAAACCTGTGATAAGTTCCGGGTTTAGCTATTGTCATCTCTCCTGTGGATATAATCGTTTCATCAATTAAATCATAATCTGTTTCATAGACTGTTATCTTTAGCTTCCCCTTTTCAATATAGAATGCATTATATTTATGTTCATGTCGGTGCTTAGAGCAAAAGCCACCTTTCTTGGCTTCGATTCTATGAAGCTCAAAATTAGAGTTTTTAAATATATCTTGGGTCTTTCCCCACACTTTACCTTGTGTTCTCATACTATTTTCCTATTTAATAAATTAAGTATGAACTCCGAAGGTTCTGTGTTATATTCGTTGATCTTTAGATTAAGTTCGTCGGTGTCCTCTAGCATACACAAAGATGCGTCAACCTTTTTATTGTTATGTAACCAAGCTAAGATGCGACTTTCTTCCGAACATGAGTGATGGCTTTTGGGAGGGTTATATTGACTTCTTTCTATAGCGATTCCATTTGCGTCCCCTGCTGATTCTCTTAGTTCGTCATCACATAAAGTGAACCCTGAAACATATACTTTATTATTACTATCTGCTAAATTTCTAAAAATAACCGAATATCCTGTTGATGCCATGTATGAAAATCTGTGAGGACTACCATATTCTTCAAGCGTCCTGTTCAATGACTGCCAGTTGTGTTCATTTTGATGAAATATCTCATCAAAGTTTTCTTTATTTTCTTGAAAGAAATCATACCACTCGCTTAAATATGAAATATCATAATCATGTTTATATTTTTGTATTATTTGTTCCTTGCTAATAGGATTTTTTACAAACCTGTCGTATACATGTCCGCACATTGCTAACTTACCAAATTTTGTGCCATTATTTTTTCCGGGAAAAGTAAGATTAAATCTATAAATTACATCAAAACTATCTATAATATCGTTCAATTTGAAATTATAATAGTGTTTGTTTCCTAAAATTAAAACTTTTTTATCTTTCATTCAAATGTTACTCTCTTCGCGCGGACATACCGGGCTGCGTTGGGTAGTACAAAGCAAAGTCCGCATAGAAATTTTCATTCATATTGCGCAGGCTCCGCCTTCACAGTCTGCCTCTTTTTCTAGTTGGCCGTCCCCGTCTGGGGTATTGCAATAGTACAAATTCTTAACTCCATACTTATAACTGTATACGCTGTCTTTAATAATCTGGCTCAATGGTATGGAGTCGTCCTCATAATGCTCATAGTTATAATATAGGTTCGCGCTAATGCTCATGTCAACGAACTTTTGTAGCACAGCGATGATATTGATTATATCCCTATTGTCCTGTATGTCGAATGCCAACGTATAATACTTCCTACCCTTATGATAGTTAGGTACTAGCTGTTTCAGCACTCCGTTCTTTGCTTTTTTGTATGAAAGAAGTTGACGCACTGGTTCAATTCCGTTCGTGCTGTTTTGTATGACAGAGCTAGATTCGCATGGCATAATAGCAGACAGAGTTGAATGTCGCAGGCCAAACTCTTTTATTCTAGACCTAAGACCCTCCCAGTCCATTGAGTATTTAGGTTTTACGATTTCATCAACCGTCTTCTTGTACCAGTCAATTGGAAGCAGGCCTCTTGCGTACTTGGTATCACTAAATTTTTCACATGGCCCAAGTTTTTCCGCCAGCTTGCATGACGTATCCAACAGATACCATTGTATTTTTTCCATCATGTCGTGGACAAATTTGGGCGTCTTGGGGTCAGTGTAAGTTAGCTTATTCTTAGCCAAAAAACCTGCAAGGTTGGTGATGCCAACGCCCAGCGACCTTCTGTTCTTAGTGAAGTTTTCTCCGGCCTTAACGGGATAGTCTTGGTATTCAATTACTGATTCCAAGGATTCCACAGCGTTCTTACAGGCCGCTTGTATGTCATCGTCAGAGTTTAGTTCCACTAAATTTATAGCAGAGAGGATACAAATTCCAATTTCCCCTTCTTCGTCACATATGCTATTAATTGGTACGGTTGGATGTATAATTTCTTGGCAAAGATTGCTCATATAAACTGGGATATCCCAAGACCCGTGTTGGTTTGCGGTGTCTATGTTCATGCTATAGATTCTGCCAGTCTCAAGGCGTTCTCTGGCGAACACCTCTGCAAGCTTTCTGGCGCTTATCTTCCTCTTCATTTTTATGGATCTTGAGGTTTCATACTTAACATATAGTTCTTCAAATTCCTTATTGTTTCCAAATGCTTCATATAGGCCAGTAGCTTCGTGGGGGCTGAATAGAGTTATGTCTTGATTTTTTATCAGTCTATCGTAGAACAGCTTGCAGAACTGGACTGAGTAGTCAAGCTTCCTAACCCTGTTGTCATCTGTCCCGGCGTTGTTCTTCAATACTATAACATCTTCAATCTCATAGTGCCAGAAGGGTATGTGTACAGTTGCAGAACCCCCTCGTAGGCCATTCTGAGAAGTGGCCTTAACTGCTGACTCGAAGATTTTAAGATACGGTATCAGGCCAGTGTGGACTACCTCTCCACCTCGAATTGGAGAATTTATAGGTCTTATTCTCCCTGCGTTTAAGCCGATTCCCGCACGCCTAGCTGTATATTTCCCTACTGCATGTAGGCTGGAGAAGATGCTATCTAGATCATCACCAATGTCTACCAGAACACAGGAGGCGAACTGCTTTATGGTTGACCTCACGCCAGCCATGATGGGCGTAGGGAGATTAATCTTGAACGTAGAGTAGGTGTCATACGCCTCTTTTGTTCTTTTCATCTTGTCGTCGTCGGTGGAAAACAAGCACATGGCTATTGCCATATAAGCAATTTGTGGTGTTTCGTAGATAACACCGGTTGTTCTATTTTTTATTAGATATTTATCTATTAGCTGTTGGAGTCCAGAATAGGTAAACATGTTATCTCTATCATGTTTAATATAATCCCCTAAGTCTTGGACTTCTTCGGGAGTCCAGTTGTCCAGCATTTCGTGGTCATACACCCCACTGTCCATAAGGCGGGTGATGTGGTGGTATAGACACGGTGGCTTAATAGCGTGATGCCACACAAGCTTTCTGAGGCTCATGTTGAGCAATCGTGCCGCGACGTATTGATAATTTGGGGAGGACTCTGATATTAGATCGCTGGCGCTTTTTATTAATAGCTGGTGTATCTCGCGCGTGTTTATTTTATCTCTCAGCGAGAGATTCATATTCATTTCTATATCTGATAGGGAAACACCGTTGATTTTGTCTGTCGCCCACTCGACAACCTTGTGTATCTTTTCAACGTCATATTCTTCCAATTCTCCGCTATGCTTAGTTACCTGCATACTATCTTCCTTGGTGCAAAAAAAGCTCGCCCAAGGATGACTACCACTCTAGGGCGAGCTATGTTTATCTATATGTTTTCAATATTTAATTCCAATCAACTTTTGTTCTGGTGCCTCGAACCACTATGTAATCAAGATTACTCTGATGGTTCGTTGTTGGAGCTGTCTTTTGCCCACTGTGTCGCAGCCCCAATGACTAGCGTTGCAATGGGGACAACCAAAGCTGTCATAGAGCCCAAATCAATATTAGCAGCCTGCGTACCGAGATAAGTCAGGCCAGCGGCAATTGATACAAAAAAAGTGTTCAGGGCGAGCTTTTTACCATCATCCCAATTCAGTGACCATTTATTAGAACCCATAATATACTACCTTTCTTAAGCCTCTACGAGGCTAATTAGAAAACCTCCTTGTTTATTGTCATTTAATCTATAAGGATATCCAGTCATCCTCATTTCCTGCCCATCGGATGTCTTCACTTCTTTGGAAAACTTCCTGTTCATTTCTATGCAAGACTCAAACTCTTGCAAAAATTCTTCTCTCTCGTCCTCATGTATATAGGTAAGCCAATCAAAACCCGTGACGTTTGTTAGTGTTTGGCCTGTTAGCTTGTGGAATGGTTCATTAGCCCAAGCCATCCTCCCTATGCTGTCAGTTTCAAAAAGAGCCGTATTGCTGTGGTGTAGGGCGGCTTTCGTCCTCTGTTCTATTATCTTTTGCCTATTTTCGATTCTTCCACATGTGTTATTAACATTTGTGATAGCGTCTTTTAGGCTTCCTCCGTCGTTACATGTGATTTCTTTTTCTATCGTGTTTATAGATTTTACGACATCATCATGTTTATCTATAAACTTCATCGCAGGACGTAGAACCTTAACCCACACAGCGACCAAAAAGGTGAGCAAGGTGGTTAACATTGCAGCTATGAGTGTGATATTTTCGGTATCCACTATATACTCCCCTATGGCGTTTGTTTGCTTATAGAAAAATATGAGGCAGCCCCCGAAGGTAAGACCTTAACCGGAGCGTTCCTAAGGGGGCTGGCCTCTTAAGCGGAATTAAGTTTCAAAGCTATCCTTAGCTGGGTAATTTTGACCAGTTGGCGTGGGGCCACCGGCCATAAAGTTGAGCTTGCCCGGAGTGCCACGGTTATCGAAGTCTGCAACAGTAACAGCGCCCGCCGTGCCTGACGACAGGCCATCGCCACTAGGATGAACAAATGCCAGAGCATCACCAGCGTTTGAACCCTTAGTTCTATAAGGGAATATGCCGCTAGATGTAGGCTCTAAGACATCAATAGAGGTGTCGGAATATGTTCCAATTTTTCTGTCTGACACGGTTTCATTAACCCAATCGTGGGCCTTGCCAGCGTAATCACTGCCTAGAACCTGAAGGACAGTGTTTCCACTTCCAGCGAGGGTGGTAGATACGCCTCTGATAATAAACTGTGGATCGGTAGCAGTTCTGTCTGCTGGATTCGGGGTAAACGCCATGGATGTTCCCACACCTGCGGTTGCCGCCCCAATGCCAACGTTGTCAGTAAACTCTGGGTGGCCGTCAACTCTGCCACCTGTGTCAGTGTCTATTGGAACAACCTTGGAACCATATTCATTGCCAGTTGCGAGTTCGTTTAGGCCTTTGCCAATGACATTTGGGCTATCTTTGGCCGCTAAGTCTACCGCCGTAATACCAATTATTACACCGCCGTCTACATTTTCTGCGCCACCACCGGATTTTGCTGCTTGAGTAGCCATAATAACTACCTCCTATAAAAAAGTAAAAGTTTAAAGTTTCCGGTTCCGCAGCAATCCTAATTTTCCTACCATATTATACACTTATTTCAGCCGCTTAGACAGCAACTTAGCGGATTTTTTTATCCTTCTTCTGGTAGATTCTCTGTTCATTCCGTGTCTATTTGCTATCTCGTTGATAGTGAAGCTTTTAGACCTGTCTTTTATTAGTTCCGCGTAGGGCAAATTGTCTATTTCGTCAATTATATCAGCTTCGGCAACATGGTCTTCGCGGCTGGCGAGGATCTTGTCTAGGTCTTTTCCGCCAATTGCTTTATTTTTCTTTTTAAACTTTAGCTCCCTGATACATTCATACTTAACGCCGTTAAAGAGATATGTACTAAATTTTGACTTTTTTCTTTCATCCCAATGCTTTAATGACTTCCATAATGCATTAATTTTACAAGTGTATATCTCGTCTTGAGTTAGCTGTCTAGTAAAGGTACTAGCGGCTTTGTTCATTATTCCTTGTAAATTTGGATCTTTCAAAGCGTTTTCAATCTTATCGTTCATAATTATTCCTTTTACAAAAGTTCCTTTTCAAGTTTCGTTCTGACTGTCTTAAAGTCGAACATTTTACCTATTCCTATAAAAAATCTATACCTACTGCAAATTTTTAGCAGTTCAACCCCCTCTACAGAGTCCAGCTTGGCTTTCATGGAAGGAGTTATGTTAAAATTTGTGTGACCAACCCAGCAATCAAAGCTAGTTAGCATAGACAGCTCATTCATCATTTGTTCTGAGATGGTTATCGCTGGGCTTGATTCTACAAATTTCACGTCTTCGTCATTGTTGTTGAACTCTTGTATGAGTCTTTCGTATTCTTCTTCTTCTTCGTGTTGCTCCTCTTTTTGTGATAAAATGTCCTGCAAAAGTGGAGATGACATTTGTTCCTCTATAACACTTTCATATTTTTGCCATCCTATTTTTCTTTTCTCTCGCATAATAAACCCCTTTAGTCTAGGATTTCAGACGGCTTAATAAAAGGCGTCTCTGGGTCTTCTGGGTTTTCTGAGTCGTCTGGGCCGTCGTAGGCTGACGAAAAAACAGAAGATATTTTTGCTACCAGATCTATATAAAGCTCCGGTCTTCCTGCCTTTACAAGGCCATTTCTTAGCATCGTTAAAGTGTCCTGAGTGTATAGTCCAGAATGAATACCAGTAACAAGAGAGGCGATTAAAGTAATGCTATCCTCATCATAGTCTGACATTTCAACGTCTATATAAGTCGTACCTTCGTCAGTTATATAATAAGATATACACGCCAATACCTTTGGTTTGTCTTCACCCTCTTGTTCTTCTGGGTCTTTTACCTCTTCTTCTTCTTCTTTCTTTTTTTTGAAAAAATTAAAAATTGTCATACTCCTTCAGGTGTCCGTGCGCTTCGCGGGCAGAGTTTTTCCAAGTGTACTTTTCGGCCGTGATGACACCTTGTGGGTTGGTTTTTATTTTATTGTCGTGTATGTTTCTCATGTGGGATGATATTTGATCTATTTGATCTTCCCCTATACTAGCCCAGTTTCCAATTTCTCCGTGAAACCACTTTCCGTCATAAGCCTTTTCTTCTTTGTCTATCGACACTAGGAAGGCATTTTCTTTAGTACAAAACTCCGTATGGGCCGAATAGTCTGTTGCTATTACGGGCTTCCCGCAGGACATCATCTCTAGTAGCTCTAGGTTCCACCCTTCTGCCCTAGCTGGGAATACTCCACAGCTAACGTTGGACATTATATTATACACCCCTTCGTGTGTCTCTGCCCTGTCCAGAAAGCTTATTTTACCCCCTAGAGGCGAGCTTTTGTACAGGTCTATCCACCTCATTTTTTCATCCCCTTGAACAAAAGGGTTGTCGCACATCATCCATAACTCGACGTTATCTTCGCTGGAAAATGCCCTAGAAAAGGCTTCTGGGATGATATCATGCCCTTTCCTGACCTCCCACTTACCGCAGTTAAAGAATATTGTACCATCTTTTTCGTGATTGTCAACTGTGGATTCCTTGAAAATTGTTCTATCAACCCCTAATGGTACGACGTGTACGTGTTCTGGGGGTAAGCCTATCTCTTTTAGAACCACTCTTTTGGCCCACTCGGAACACACAAATATCTTATCAAGCTGGCCAAGGTGGTGCTTTTCGAGGTCATTAAATTCATCAAGTTCAAAGATAGGGAATCCAATTTTTAGGCCGTTTCCAACAAACTGGCTCATGTCGTGTTGATGCCAAATCCTTAAACAGGGAGCGTTAAAATCTGGCATCCTAGCGTTTTTAATCATATCGTTAACAATATCAAAATCATCCTGACACGTAACTGTTGGTTGAGCTAGGGGGAACAGCGCGATGGGGGAAATCTTGTCAAGCTCTTTGCATATATTAAGCCCAGCTATACCGTATCCAAGCTGATTGATTGGTGATATTATATTTAGCATTATTCCTGCTCAATGTGTGTGCTGTATTCTGTTGGGGAATATAGAGTGATTAGGCTGGGGTTCAGGTATATGTTACACCCACGTTTGACCATTTGATTGTGCATGAAAGACCACTCGTTGATAACTGTTCCATCTGGATTTTGGTGCGCCCCGAAAACACAGTCAATCATGTCCTCATATTTGTATATTCCAACACCGTTGAAGTTTGAGTAAACTCTAAAAGGCTCTTCTCCTCTCTCGAACCTTAACCTATTGGTTTCTTCTGAATCTAATACTTCCCAGCTTCCATATTTCTTATAAGCAAAAGTGTCAAAGAACAGACGTTCATACTCTAGGTATTCAACGCCTTGTTCGCTTTCTATCTTCTTTTCTTTGTACTCAAAGCCGTTGGCGGTCATGGCAGACCAGTGATCGTAACCAAAGCTATTCAGGATTCCATCGTAAGACCAGCCTCCATCTAGGTCTAAGTCTATCACGATGATATAGTCGATTGGGAAAAATTTATTTATGTCTTTTATCCAGCCGTTACACCTTTGGCGTAACCTTCCAAGGTATAGAGGCCTTTCTAGCTCCCTAGTCTTATCGAACATTTTGTGTCCGGTTCTATCCTGCTTGAGTATGACATTGTTTTCGCCCTCAAATTCTGTTCTTAGGGCTTGAGTTGTCCCGTCGTCAGAGTCGTTTTCATATATTAGTATCTTAGCCTCTTTGAATAATTCTGCCGTCCTGCGCAGCCTAGCAGCCGCGTGAGGTAGTACGTCGATAATGTTTCTACACAGGCCTGTTATGACTACATTAGAGCGCGAACACACGCCTCCCCCTTTGATGGTCTTGCTATAGTAGTTCGCTCGGCCTTCTGCGAGGGGAGGAAATAAGTCTTCTGGAAATCTTGATAATAAAAAGTTGTTATCCAATATTCATGCCCTCATCAAAATAAAAGTTAGTGTTTGACATGTCGTAATCTTTAGCCCAAAATTTAACATACTGCTCATCATAAGCTGGAGGATGTCTTGTCCTCACATAGTCATCACTTAGCTTTATTACTTCTCGTCCAGCGGAGTTCTCGTATGGCTCATCATCTCCTGCTTGGTCAAAATATTCTAGCTCCGACCTGTCGTATTTTGTATTTGCACTTCCAAGCAATGTCTTTACTTTCGTAATGTCTTTCTTTGTTAGGCTTGATGAATACTCCCCTTTTAGATGCCCCACATTCTGGATTCTAGAAAGTATAGGATAAGCCTCAAGTCTAGCGCCTCGATATTTATTGGATAGCTCCGTATCTTGACCACTCCAGTTTTCCTTCAATTCTTTCCACCTATCAAGCCAAATAGCCCATCCCCATGGGTGATATGCAGCCCGTTCATCGACTTTTCTTTTGGCATCCTCATTGAGATGGCTGTCGTCCTTTGGGTTATTGTACGCAGACACAGTGAAAAATCTTTTCTCGTCCTTCAAGGGGTAGCAAAATTCAAACATTCGCAAACCATCTTGAGATAAAAGTATGTCGTCCTCTAGGTGTATGACGTAATCTGACTCATTAAACCCCAGAGACAAGGCCTTATGCTTGTTTTCCCATAAGCCCAAAAGTCTATCATTTACCACAAGCTCCGTATTTAAGGGGTGCGATTCAATTAGGTCTGGTATAATATTATTTACAGGTTCAACACAGCAGATTATCTTGTAGTCCTCTATCCCTTCACATTCTGCTAGATGATCTAGCATCATCTTAGTACAGGCTGGCCTGTTGTAATGTGTACTTGTTATGATCTTCATGGTGAAAATTTATCTATCTGCTGGAGCAGTGTTTTCCACGGGGTGCGGGCAACAGGTTCAAGGCCAGCCTCTGTTTTCTTTTTCGGGGGCGGCGGTGGGCTATATCCATACTGAACCGTACACCTATCGCATGGGTAATATTTTTTCCTTTTCCCTAGCATGAGATCGTCTCTCATGGATAAAAAGTTGCTACTTTTCAAAATTTCAATCAGGCCGTGTTTCTTGATGTTTCCAAATTCATTTTTGCGTAACCAATCCCAGCAACAAAGTTGAATATCACCACTGCTTGTTATTACTAGCTGGTCTGTTATTCTAGGGCATCCATCAGTAATGTCATTAGGCTCATCCGTATAAATTGACATGCGTGCGTCTAAGTTGCCACCGCATATTTCATATACTACATCGGGCCATTCTTTCCGCAAGTCGTCGGCTAATTTTTTGTACTTTATAAGTTCTTCGTCAGTGTATGCAGTTACATGGAGATGGGTTAGGCCCAAGCCTAGTAGCCTCTTGGCTTTTCCCTTGCTTAAAAGCCTGCCATTAGTCCAAATTTGAGTTTCAGCTTGAGGACATAGTTTGATATGCATTTTCACTATGTCAAATATTCTTTTATCAACCATTGGGTCAGAATAGTGATGAAACCCAGTTCGTCCTTTGTAACCATGCTTACTCAGTTCTTTTACAAGGTTTGTTATCACATCAAAAGGCAGTATGAAGTTACCAAAAACTTCACTTCTTGCTACGATAGGGCATTCGTCGCAATGATCTTTTTCCATATTACACCGACTGATAGTTTCGATGTTTATGGATTTAAGTTCACTAATATATTGTTCTGGACTGGGAGGCACTGTTAATTTTCTCTCTTAAATACCTCTGATAAAAACTCTTTTACAGAACCTATATCAGTAGACTCTAGAATTGAAGACGAAAGTTTTTTTGCTTCTGTCTTATTATAGCCTAAAGTTACCAGCGTGTCCACACAATCTTGGTATAAAGGGTGGTCTTTTGCTTGGGGAGGCTTTGGCTTGGTGGCAGGCTTGGTAGCCACCTGTGCTTCTTCTTCCGTATCGTTAAAGAAGTAGAAGGCTGCTGGGTCACCAGATTCTTCGTATGCAACCCCAGCAAAGAAGTCGCTGTCCTCAGAGGTTCTAGAAACGTTTACGTCGTACCCGTCGAACCTAGACTGATTCCTGTAGCCATGTAGAGCCGCCATACAATATATGAAGGCTAATAGAGATCCGAGCAGTTCCATAACAAGCACCTGCGGGTTTGAAAAAAATTGATATACTTATATCTTAACACATTCCTGCTGATTGTCAAGCACAAAACAGCCAAAAGTTCCGAATTTTCTTCGCCCCCGCTGGGTGTTGTTATCTGCCTGAATACCTTCTTGGGTCTGCTAACCCATTATCCAAACGGCTTCTTTCGGTTATATAATAACCTTGGTCGTCTTGGCAAAAAACTTGGTTGTCTTTCAGGTTGGCGACAGCGCCGCCACTGGCAAAAACCGCTGGGTCTACAACCATATCTGTATGGCTTCCATAGGGACTTTGGGTTGTTATTACTATCCCCGCGTCGTATTGTTTGCTTTGGTTCCATCTTTTTTTAGCCATGATAATACAACCCTGTTATTGATCTGGAAACGGTGTTGACCCACCCACCTTGGTAAAAACACAGAAGCCTTTTCCGCGATGGTTCCACTCCTGTTTTGATAAATTTTGCTGGATGGAATTGACAAAATCACAAGCCCGACTGACATCCTCGATGACGCATCCCTCTGGTGGGCCAGATTTGTAATCATCGACGATTATAATGCCACCCTTGGTAATGTGTGGCAGTACTAAAGAAATGTCTTGCAAGCACCCTTCATAGGTATGATCTCCATCTACCATCATAAAGTCTATCCCTTCGGGGAAGTTGAGTTCAAAAAAAGAGCTATTGAATGTTTCGTGACTACAGGCTTCTATGACCTTGAAGTTGTTGTCCTTATAGTGAAGCTCTAGTATGTCCTTCTGTTTTCGGCCAAGGGGACTGTTATCGAGGTCTATGTCAATAGACATCATTTTCTTAAGGGTTGTTTTACCGGCTTCTAAGACTGCATAGCTGGATCTTCCGGTGTGAAACCCTGTTTCTAGGGCGTAGGTGGGGTGTAAGTCTTCAACTAAACTATAAACAAAATGAAATTGATCCTTACTGAAATGGCCCTTTTCCGCCCACAGCTTTTCATCTATCCTAAAATCTTCAAAGCCTGAATTAACTTGGGGTGTGAACATAGTCACTCACTAAGATACTTGGGGATAAGTTTGTATAGTGTTTCGATTACCATTCCTTGCATAGAAACGCCTATCAGCGGTAGCCTGATCTTTGCTTCAACACGGTTCTCTGTTAGGAGAACCTCACCAGAGAGTCTTAAACCCGCCATACTGAAGTTGAAGGACACGGCGTTTTTACCTTCTTTAAACTGTAGGTTAGAGCCGCCGAATTCGTCTATGGCTATTTCTTCAATAGCTAGCCGAACTCGATGTTTGAGATTTGCTCTATCTTTAATGCCGTGTTTAAGGATGGCTACCGCTGAAGGCATGTCTATATTTCCTTAGAATGGAGTTTCTCCTTCGGCTACGGTTTCGACCGCAGTCACTGCTTCGCGCTGCGGGGAACCCTGACCATTAGGATTTGGGCCAAGGGAAATCTCGTCTGCCATGACGCAGACTGAGTTTCGCGGATTGCCATTCTTGTCCTCATACTCATCAACCTTGATCTTGCCCTGAACTGAGATCAGGCGACCCTTTGTTAGATGCTCATTAAGACTTTCCGCCATCTTGCCAAAACACAAGACGTTCAAGAAAAGCGTTTCTTCAGTACGGCGATCATTAACCGCCAACCGAAATTTACTCATGGATGTGCCTTTCTTAGTGACGCTTGCTTCAGCGTCCTTAGTAAGTCTACCACACCCTAACCAACAATTAACATTCATATTAAAGCTCCAATGCTGAACGAACCTTGCCTCTAACAACTTGACTATGACCTCTGTTTGAATAATTGGTCGTAGCCTGATACAAATTTTCCGTAAACGTGCGAGTCAAACCAAGAGTCCTACCGGCTCTAAGCGTGTCTCTCTTATTGGTTCCAAAAGAACCGTACCCTTCAGCAAACGCGACCGCTGTAACTGGATTGAAGGTCAATCCTCTAGCATTGCCGCGACTGCCTGTCCCAACGATAACATTTTGACCTTGGATAGACCAAGTATAGCTAACGGGAAGGGAGGACAAACTGTCGTAAAATTCACTAATTCCCATTTGTAAAACTCCTACTGAAATACAGCACCTTGTCCCGTCGTCGGATCTCCGAACGCTGGGGGGTTAGGCACAGTTGGGGATTTTTGAGACGCAAGCTCTTCAACGCATTGTTCAAGATACATACTCAGTCTCGCCACTTCTTGCTCAATTTGGGCTTGCTGCCCTTTAAGCTCTTCGATCTTCTGATGCACATTTTTGATATGCGCGTCAGCCATTTCATTTAAACTTACCATTGTATTGTGATCTCCATTTTGGTTAGCGTCTGTTATATTATAGTGCGTGACGAGCTTCGGTACAGCTTAAATTTCAAGATTTTACAACTTTTCTATATTCGTACCACAGCAGACCTAAGTTGGCAAGCCCGTATGCAAACCACATTATAGCGTGTGGGTAGTCCTTGCCTCTGATACACGAAACGCAGGTAATCCAGTAAAGGAATATCGTTATACCAATTGTATATAGTGCCATCAAATCATTTCCATTTTTTGTTTGTTGAAAAAGAACCATCTCTTGTAGTGATCCACACTGGTCTTGTGTCTATCTACATATGCCAAGTAGCCCATGAGGTTCTCCATAGAATCAAATATGTGCTGATGTGGGAGCATAAAGAATAGCCAGTTCGGTGCGGACACCTTGCCCTGCTGACACCAGACTAATACTGGTTTCTTTTGACTGTTAGCCACCGAGATTTCCTCATACGTCCCGCAAGCATGTATGTCTAAGTCAATGCTTACTATTAAAAAGTCTGAGATGTCTACGCACCGAAGGTCAAGGGTTCTTATTACCCCATAGTTCTTTCTTATCTTTTCAAATTCGCCAGACACCTTGAGCTTTTCTATATTTGAACGTGTTTCGCTATCTTCAATCACTACATCCGCTGGCTTATCACATGGGTTGATGACCACAACACCCATTTTCTTGAGCATAGGAGTGATCTTTTCTCTCCATCCATTGCCTCCGTCGTCAACACGATCCATAGCGCCTGCTAAATATGTTCTCATGCCTTTAAGTCTGTTCATTTGACTCACCGTTTTTGTTACTATTAATAAAAGACTCTAACAAATACCTTGTTTCTTCATGTCCCGAGACATTAAAGTAGAAATCTGATCGTTTTGCTACCGTGTAATCGTTGCCGCCTAGCTCGCACTTATCCCCAAAGAAAAATGTTTCGCCCTGAATGTCAAATAAAACTTGTGATTTATCTCTGCCCTTTGGGTATATATCAATGCTTATCTCGCCGCCTATGGTCGCGTCTAAGTCTGGGTTGCTTGATAATATTGTTTTAATAATGGACTCTCGCTCTCTGCTCTTTTTGTCCCAATTTAAATACTGTAGCCTTTGTAGTGCTGTACATTCTCTGCCTACGGTTGATATGTTTATCATACCAACTCTCTCGTTTATATTCTCTCCTGCAACCCCATACCATAGGCTACTACTAATAATCTCCATGATGCTTAATCTTAATTCCTCGCTTATTTTCCAAGGAGATTGTTTTATTAGTCTACCCCGAACATAAAGTTGGTTTCCGCAGTTTTGGTAGCAGCCACTAACATGTCTCCATAGAGCCAAGCCTATTTGCTCTACGGTCTTTTTCTTGTCTGAACCCGTTACCAGATAAACCTTGTCTCCAATTTGCTGCTGGTCGCTTACCCATTTTCCAAACATCCTTCTGAAGTCTTTGTCCATAGGATGTCTATGCGGTGTTAAAGTTCCGTCCACATCGAATAAATAATTCATAAGTCAGACTTCAAATGGATACGAGTTTTGCCAACATATCGGGATATATTGGAAGGTACAAATAAATCTATTGCTCCCAATCTTTCTCTGGCCTGACTCTAAGGTTAGTCTCCCAAGCCCCCTTGAGGGTGTCCATAGAAAGTGATAATGACTCCGCTACGGCGATGATAGCATTTAAATCTTTAGGAAAGCAGGTTCCACCGAACCCCAACTTTCCGTCAGGACTAGACGAACCAACAGCCCAATGTGATCTACCGAGCCTCTCATCGAGGGTAGCATATTCTATAACCTCATTGTAGTCTACCCCAAAAGCAGAACACAGTAATGAAAATTCATTTGCTATGGACACCTTTGCGGCTAAAAAGCTGTTGGTAATATACTTAACAAATTCTGCTGTCGTGGGGTCTGTCTCTGTTATGTCAGCGTCGGGAAATACTTTTAAGTAAAATTGTTTTAATACCGAAGTGGCTCTCTGTGACCCACCTAGTATAACCCTGTTTGTATTTTTAAAGTCCTCTGTCGCGCTTCTTTCCATTAGGAATTCTGGATTAAATACGAATTCACCCTCCGATGAGTGGTTTTTTTGTTGTGTGAAGCTAGGTGGAACGGTGGATTTGATTACGATTATTCTCTCGGTGGCAGAGAAATCAATTCCCTCCCACGTTGGGTGGGTGATTCCCGAACAGAATCGTCCTGCGCTGCTGGATATTTCTTCGCAGACAGTATCCACTATAGAAGTGTCGCAACTGCCATCGGGACTCATAGGAGTGGGAACACAGACGAATATGGCATCACATTCGCGTGAAACGCCTGCTATGCTACTGTGTGTAGAAAGGTCGTCCCTAAACTTGTCGTATGTTAGTGTCTCGTAGTGGGGTAAGAACGCTTCCTTGAGGGCTGTTCCCACAAAGCCTTGTCCTATGATTCCCACTTTCTTAATAATCATGGGGCTATCCAATGAATCCATCCCAATAACTGCGCTGTTCTTCGGTGTAGTGATTTCCGTACTTGTCTTTGCCCTTCAATTCTTCCTCTTCTTTCCAGACTGCTTTCCACCCATCTTCATCGTCACCAGTAACCCTAGCGGCCTTGTCGTCGATGTAGAGGACTCCTGCTGGCTTACCCATGTAGGCGTTGTGATACTTGACACCATGCTTTTCCAACCACTCTGTCCACTCTTTAAAGCCACGGCTGTACTGCTTATGGATGTTGCCCTTTTCCCTGTCACCATATCTAGCGGTAAAGAGGGTTATTTCATATCCCATGTCATATAGCTCATTTACTTGCTTGATCCCATGTGTCAGAGGGGGAGCGTTTGCATAGTCACCGCCATTCGATTTCCCAGCGATAACCCCATCGCAATCCACTACAATTGTTTTTAATGACTCACTCATAATTTCTCCTATAAAGGCCAATTCGGGATGCGTGGCTCTCTTTCGCCTGTTAAAAACTCTAACTCGTCCTGTAACTTTTCTCTTTTTTCTCCATACTTTAAAATTTCATCTGCGTTACCCTTTTGTGCAAACAAAACCTTTATTCCTCTTTCTGTCTTTCTTATCTGATATTCTAAACTGGAAATCTTAAGCTCTGTTTGTTTGTCCATTTAGCAGACCTGTCAGTTGTGCATGAGGGGCCAGAACACATGGCCACACAAAGTCCCTATCATAAACGGGATAATTGGGTGCTGTCTGGAGAGAGTGTAAATTGAAAGACTAATAGTTGCGTTCATATCCTTAGCAAAAAACATTACTATGCTGTCCCACACAAATATAGTGCAAAACGCCAGTATGATGAGAAATTTAGTTATATTGATCCAATCCATCTTTTTATCCTTATTTGGTTTTATTTTATCCACTGAATTTTTATCCCCCGTCCCTAATTCTTTTTAGGAAAAAGTGGAGTCCGACCATTATGACAGAAATTATTGCCGACGCTAATACAAGTTTATACCACATTTTATATTAATTTATAACCCTTTAAAATACAAAGCTGTGAAACTGATGCAAGCAAAGTGGGCAGTATTGGACTTGAACCAATGACCTCCACGATGTCAACGTGATGCTCTACCAACTGAGCTAACTGCCCATAAGCGAAGTGATATGACACAGGCGACACAGGCCGTACATGCCATAAAGCACAACACCACCCGTAGCAGCCCATCCAAGTGTTACCAACATTCTACTAAAATGTTCCTTAATGTCCATCATATATCCTTTAGTCTAGAAAATTAAATACCTTCAAAAAAATTAGTATGCCGGTTGAAGCAGCTATAAGCCCAAATAAAGTTCTCATCAGTTCCATTTTGTGATTATGGTTGTCTAGCCATCTTTCAAAACCATTACTCATTATCCTTCTCCACCAAGGTCTAAGTTGAAAGGGTCTTTTGGATCGTTGTGTGAATTTAGCTCCGCCCTTCTCTTTCTCTTGTCGCTAATGGATTCATCAATTATACCTTGGATGGTTTCTTCAACCTCTCTCTTGAACCGACTGCGTATGCGGTATTTTTGGAAATCTGTCAGTTTCCAAGTATCATCGAAGTCATCCCAATCGTACTTAATTGAAAATGGTTTATTGCTCACTGTTCGTTGTCCTCAGAAAGCCAATCTTAGTCGGTTTATCCTTTTTTCCGATTTCTTTGAAATCTTCTACGGTAAACCAATCTCTAGTTCTGGTTTTGCTGCTCCACCAAGAACACTCGTACTGAACCATGTTTCCAGCGTGGATGGCAACCGTTACAATTTTGGCATCGACTCCATCTGATAAGACTACTTCCGTGCCTACCTCATATACTTCTATTGATTCAACCATCTTGTCTCCATTTTAATCTGACTAGCTTCTGTCGTAGTCGTCTTGTATCCTGATAATATCATCTTCTTGACATACGCCAGTTTGAACCTCAATGAAAATCAGGTTTTCTTCACCTGAGTTTTCTACACGGTGGACTTGGTAATTATGGATTTCGACTTGATCTCCAGCCTTTATATCAAATTCTCTGTGACCAACACGCATAACCCCAAATCCAGAAATTATCTTCCAGAGTTCTTCCCTTTTGGTGTGAAGCTGTAGGCTTAGTCTTTGTTTTGGTTTAACTGTTATCTTTTTGACTTTAACGCTTGGCTCATCCAATAGAACGATGTAGGAACCCCACGGCCTAACGTCATGCTTCTTGTCTCCAGAGTGACCGAATGTTACCGGAAACACATGATCTTCTTTGTCCACTTCTTCTGTCACTGGATTTTTCTCTCCACAGTATGGACACGCTTGCATCCTGTTGGTGGGTACGCGGCTTAGGTAAATTCTATCACAGCATGTTAGTCTGTATTGTAAGCCCACGGCACACTCCTTAATTGTTGTCTGGTCTTGGTATCTTTGTGTTGGTAGTATTTTCTACCCATTCGTCAGCCGTGGAGATTCTTTTACCGAGGTTATCTACCATTATAAATCCGCAGCCCTCGCATAACACCGAAGCTAAATACCCATCGTCCACAACTTCCTTACTTATTATACCACGAAAGTCATTTTTTTCCGCATAATTTTTCCCAAAAAGTTCAATTGTACAATCTAAGCAGAAATCTGCCATAATAGTTCTCCAAATGGATACAGGTTTTTTCGTACATATCGGTGTATATTGGACGATACAAATAGACTTGGCTGGAATTGAACCAGCGACCTGTCGCTTATAAGACGACTGCTCTAACCACTGAGCTACAAGTCCGTCTTAACACAAGAGTTCGTCTAGTTTAGTGCCTGCCTCCTTAAACATCGCCCTTGATACATCAAATTCTTCTTGCCACCGCCAAATCTTGTTTTCGTATGTAACAACTCTAGTTATTCCAGATTGAATAATGAGGCCAGCGCAAGTTGGGCAGGGCATAAAGGGGAATGTATACATGGTACATTGTGTTAGTGGCCTATCCGCAAAAAGTAATGCGTTACATTCAGCATGTACCACTATCTTATATTTCGTTTGGCGTTTATTGAGTCTCTCGTCGTCACAAATGCCTTTTGGGAAGCCATTATAGCCCAAAGAAACTACACGCCTATCGGGGTCTATCACAGCAGCACCCACCTGAGTAGATGGGTCTTTTGACCAGTGAGACACAAGTTCTGCTATTTCCAAAAACCTTATATCCCAATTTATATCACTTGTTTTCATTGGCTTCTCCATAATTATTAGTGACCTCAAGGGGAGTCGAACCCCTGTTGCCAGCGTGAAAAGCTGGAGTCCTAACCACTAGACGATGAGGCCGCATTTACTTACCCACAATCGCTACGAGGGGTTCTGTGTTTGTTGGTAGCTTCTGTCATCCATTCAATCATATCTTTGTTCATGTCTGCCCATTTCTCCATCTCAGGGTGCATACGGAGCCACTTCTGTCCTTCAATGTCTATTACATCATCACCGTTGCCAGACTTCTCTACCAATTCATCATACTTATCTGCTTTTTCTTTATCATTCATGTTCGTTCTCCCAAGCAAGGTGACTCATCTACTTTCCAACAGCCATAAACGCATCGACCATCATACCAATCAACCTTATAGGCATCATTGATGATTCCATTCACTACAGCATAAACGTGCTTCACAGTTTTACAAATATAAACACCTTTAGAAAACTCTATAGCGAAACGCTCAGGACTCATTCTTTTTTTCCCTTTTACAAAAGTAAAGGGCTTCCAAATAAACTCATAGCCTAATGCACAATCATCAGAACACTTCTTAGGAAATCGAAAGGATTTTCTACACCTACGACCACGTTCTTTGAGAAAGTCGTGAGCAATTTTGTAATCTGTATTAGTAGAGATAGCTAAAGCCCTTACTGTACAATCGTTTCTTTCGTTGGGATTGTTTTGTTTACGACCACCAAGAGTGTAAATGTGTGGTAGGCTCATTTATCCCACTGATCCCTCCATTTGTAACTCAATTAATTTATTCAGTTCAATACTATATTCCATTGGAAGAATCTTAGTTAGTGGTTCAACAAAGCCACTCACAATCAATGAACACGCTTCGCCTTCGGTCATCCCGCGAGACATTAGGTAAAACAATTGATCTTCTCCAATCTTACTTACCGACGCTTCATGTTCTATGGTCGCACTTTCTTCTTCGACTTCTATATATGGATAAGTATCGCTACGGCTTTGTTCATCTAAAATCAAGGCATCACAGACAACACTAGACTTGCAATTCTTTGCTCCTTTCACCACTTTGCAAAGACCTCTATATGACGACCTGC